TTTGCAACGCCACCATGGGCATATTCTTCCCAGACATCTTGATAAGTACCGTCAGGCATAAGCTTCTTCACCAAGCGGCGGCGTGATCCTCCGCCTTGCGGTTGCTGCGGTTGGAAGTCAGGCATAGGTGAAGCTGGCTTAAATGTTGAGCTATCCAGCGATGCAAGCTGTATTGGCTTGTTGACAGGCGTTAGCGAAATCGGTCGCGCAGGCTGCGTGAATGCAACCTGTTGTGGCGCAGGCGCGATCTGGTTTTGCGCAAATGTTGACTCATAGTGTTGAGGCATCGGCGCAGGCGCAATTTGATTTTGTGCAAATGTTGGCTCGTAATGTTGCGGCATTGGCGCAGGAGCGATTTGGTTCTGCGCGATTGTCGGTTCAAAACGTTGCGGTATCGGCGCGGCCGCTATTTGATTTCCTGCAACGGATGATTCATAATGTTGCGGAGAAGGCATGATTGATGAAATAATATCAGCCTGTGATTTCATTATTGGCGATTTGTTTGATATGTCTGCCATTTGATATGCGCTTGGACGTTTTTCATTGGCAATTTGCATTGATGATGGACCGCCCGCAGGAAAGCCCGCGTTTGCCCATGCCGTCATCTGTTCTGCTTTTCGTTGTTTATCTTCTGCGTTTTCTTCTTTCATTGCATCAATGATAGCAAAATTTTTAGCATTTAAATTAAGCTGAGATTGCAATAAATTAGGCGGCATATCGCGATAACTATGTTGTGTTTGTTGACTGTTATCATGACCATTTTGATCAGATGTAGTATTTGGATTTTCTTGTTGATTAGAAGATCCGTTTGATGCCCCCGATGAACCAGCTGATCCTGTTGCACCGCGTTCTGGTTTGCTGCCAGAAAATTCTGTGTCACCGCCGAAGCCAAAATGATCGCGCTCGACTTCTCCGCCGTCTGCTTTTGGCAGTCGCGGAAGATCCGCAACACCATGAGCGTCATTGATAGCTTTGACTTCATCATCGCCAAGGATGCGATTGACTTTCATCTCGCCGCCAATGAGCCAGTTGCCCGTCATGTTTGGATTTGTTTTATAACGATAGTGGCCACCATGAGGAACCTGATCTGTAATATGTGCGGTTTTTAAATCAGGCTTACCTGCCTTTGTCATGCGAGCTCGGCTGTTTGCGATCGATTGCCAATCGACATCATCAGGCATTTCAATTTCAGCCCACACATGATTGTCAGGACGGTAGTCGGGTGCCTTCAATGATTTTTTAGATTTGCCGCCGATATGCGTTGCAATAGGTAAATCACCAGCATGCCAGCCGGGGCGATACGCAAGGTCACCAAGCTTTGATTTTACTTTGGTCGGATTTTTTCCCGGAGGGCCAGCTTCTGCGCTAACCCATTGGCCCATTGGAACAGGTTTATTTGCATCAACAAACAAAGGGAATATTTGGTTCGGCTTGCGCGGATCTGTGCGGAAAAGCTTGTAAGCCTTTACTGTATTTGTTGGTTCGACATCACCGCCTTCTTCAAAATGTTGCGGCTCATGCCATGTATTTTCATTTTCATTGCCTTCCCACACAGGCGCGTGACGACCTGTTGCAAAATGAAAATACTCGTAATCCTTATCATCATCAGGATAACGAAATTTATCATTTGCTGTCTTGGTCATTGTTTTACCAGAAGCCAAACGCAATTTTGCGCCTTCTGGCAAAGCTAAAGCTTGGATTGGAGTGTGGAGCTTTTCACCAAACTTTACATCTGGGTGCACTAAAGAAAATGAATGATATTCATTTTTAATTTTTTCTGGATCATGAAAAGATTTATCTTCATGTTCTTGATATAAGTTAATTCCACCAGAGCCTTGTGCAGGTTGTATTCTTTTCAAACCAGAATGCGTGTCCATAAAATAATGCGTTTGTTGATTAAACGCATCACCTTTTGTCGCAGCTATGATATGACCACGGGCCTTTGCCGTACCGCCATCTCCATAAGCTTCAACCTCGCCGCCTTCTGCATAGCGGCGCTTGATGTTTACGCGGTCGTGATCGAAGACGACGTAGTTGTGTGTTAGTTTATCCGTGCTCCAGCTGGCGAGTGGCCCGCGGCTACCTGCATCAAGATACTTAATGCCGTGGATGCCAAGAGACATCAATTCATTGCTAGCGATGTTTTTGCCGCCCAAACCTTGGGTATTTTTATAATATACGTCTTGTCCAGTATCCTCTGGCTTATACGGCCTGTTTTTTTGCAATGGCGTATGATTAGCCAAAGCATTTTTTACATACTTGCTCTGCTCACTCAACGGCTTATCCCAATCCAAGAAGTGATCAGGATGAGCGTCGATGTGGACCTCGTACATGTGGCCTTTATTTTTAATTTCAGGTTTTACAGAACGAATAAGCTGTTCTGCTTTTTCAATATATTCAGGTTTGTAATGAGAATAATTAGACCGCATGTCATCGACAGCTTCATCTAAACCCATATCATAATTTTGCATTTTTGTTAGTGCATGATGAATAGGATAAAGAACTTCTGACCAATTTATGTTCTCTGGATAAGAAAGATCTTCGTATGGATAAATTTCGTTTGCAGCTTGAGACGCAAGAGGAAATTCTTTCCCTTTTACTGATATTGTTGGATTTTGAAGAGCATCACGATATTCTTTTGCTACAGGCTCCGCTTCAGCAAAATACAACCCATGGCCAAACGCTTGTGCGCCTTCGCCCGTTCCAATCTTGCTTGTGTCAAACTGCTCAAACTCATGCGGTGAGCCGTGGTAGGCGGTGATGCCGTCTACCTCTCCGCCGTCGCCTTTTGTAATATCGGGGTCATAACCCCATTCGTTCAATGAATCTCCATTGGTAAAAACATCTTTTGCTTTTACCCTCTTGCTAGCAATTTTATATTTTCCATTAAGAACACTTTCACCATGCTGTTTAGCATATGCTTTAGTTGGCGTTACCCAATCGCCCTTTCTAATCATTTGACTAATTGGATTTTCATGTTTCATAGCATTTTTATAAACTTCGAGCGGTATAGCTCTATGAATCCAAACAGGAGCTTCTGGATTTCCTTTTATGCGAACAGTATGTCGATATGACTCCTGATCAATCGGATTATCTTTATTGCCATAATAATGAAGGCCATTAGGGCCATACAAATCGGATGGGTATACGCCTGTTGTATCATGCAACGGCGCACCGACATCATCGTCCCGCGATGGCGCTTGATGCTGGCCGCGATAATCTTCTTCCATCACAGCCTCCCGCTGAACACAGGCTCGCCTGAATCCGCCGTCACGATGTGAACGCCGGGGATGCCGTGAGCGGGGTGAACAGATCCGCCGCGCTTTAAGCCTTCTTGCGGCGGAAGTGCTTGGGAAGATCCTCTTCTTCTTCTGGGTGCAACTCCGCTGGCGGTTTCCCCAAATGAGCTAGGTGAAGATAGGTTTCCCTGTTCTCCTTCAAGCCCGCTCGGCGCATTAGGCCCAACAAGCCCTTCGACAGGTCCATCTTCTCTGTGCCAATCGGGGTGCGGGATTTGTCCTTGCGGTGTTGATGCTGCGTCATGGGTTAATGCCCTCGCCTGTTCCTGTGAGATTTTTCCTGCGCGGAAATCGCGCCAAATATTATCAATAGCATCTACGTTTTTTTTGTTCGCTTTGAACGAAGGCGAAAACAACCCACGAATGGCTTCCCATGTAATGGATTGCATTTGCCTTGGCAGAATATCTCTTTCGTTTGCTGCTCGCCGATAGGCTTCAGCCACCAAAGGATACGTTCCACGAACGCCAGTTATATCAGACCCAGCCGCATTTGGAATACCCGCACCGGTGCTTGTGTCAAGATTATGCCCAACTTCAAGCGATTTGCCGCTCAAAGGACGATATAGTGCCGCCGCAACCGCATGAGTATCCGCCGTCACATCGCCAAGCTTTGAATGAGGCACAAGAATGTTATTGTAAAAATTGCGAACCTTGTGTTTTGAACCCATCAATTGGGACATTGCTTCTGGGTTGTCTTTATTTTCAATCGCGGCAATTGCCTTGCCAATCTCATTGAACGAGCCCCAAGCGACCTTCTTATGACCGCCCGCATCCGTCATCGCATATTCTGTTTCGTCACCTTCTGGTGAGATGATGTGATATTTTTTGTCGCCATAAGTTTCGTCATGCAAGCGAAGCCACAATGCTTTTGCTGCAAGTCGTTCGTTGTTATCCAATCCCATGTTGTCGATGTCGGTCAACGATTTGCCATGCATCATCTCAGCAACTTTAAGATATTTGGCTAGCGATGGATCCGCGCCTTTTTTAACTTGCGATTCTGTTGGCGTGATCATTTGCTTAAACTTTGTCATCATGGCATCGTCCATCGGTGTGTCGTGATGGTTTGCCATAATATGCAACACGCGGTTTCCTAGTGATACATTTTGAAACCAATCTTTTTGAGGAGAGAGCGCCGCATAAACACCTGCAACAGAATGGTCAGGAAGATTGTATTTTGCCGATTGACGATCGGTAATTGCTCGAGCTCCATCATACCACTTGCTACTCCGCTCGCGAATGTCGGGCCTGATCTGGTCATGAAGAGCAAGCAAGTTGTCTTTCATGTGTTCAATAAAATGTTCTGCAAGCTCGTCATCGCTCATACGCAATGCGGCTGATTGCGGGACATTGATGTAATTACGAACAAGCGCCATGTTTTTGCCAAACACATTGTTTGGAGAAGCTTTCAATGCCGCCATATCAGAAATTTTTGGCTCACCTGCAGGCGTTGGGTCTGCCTTACTGCCGAGGCGCGTAGGAATCCACGCAGGATGATCTTCGCTTCCGATCGTCTTCATGGGCTCGGGCGGATTGTTGTGGCCCATCATGCTTTTTGAGCCGCCTTTTGCAAGTTTCACTCGCATGACAGGCTTAACAGAGCGAGCTATGCCCAAAACATCTTTGCTCATTCTATCTCGCTCCTCAAAGATATCTTGGTCTCAAGCCGTTGGCGCTTCCAGAAGCCGCGCTTGATCTTACGCAATGCTTTTGTGTTGTGCAGATAGCAATACAAGCTGCGCGCATAGCGGTTGAACGCATCAAACTCTGCGCCCCCCTTCAATACTGCGCGCGTGCCCATCATTATGGATTTCTTCCTGTAATAGCTGGCAAAACATTACCTAAAAGCTCTTCCACAATACCTGTGCTTTCAGGATGCACGGCGATGTTCTGCGCAAGATCAACCATCTGGATACGCTCTTTCGCAATCATCTCTGCTTGTTTCATTGCATTATCGGCCGCATCTTTTTGCATATCAGCAGCAAGACCTGCTGCTTTTATTTTTGCATCCATGGTCTTTGCATCTGCAAGTTGCTTCTTGATTTGAAGATCGGCAACTTTTGCAAGTTTCTCATGTTGATCAGGCCCTTGCGGCCCACCAATCCCCGCAATTTCTTTATCTTGCATGACTTTTGCCGCATCAATTTGAAGCTTCGCTTGATCAACAGCAAGTTTGCCTTGTGCCGACATTTGTTTCGTGTCAGCTTCCTGTTTGCGGATCTGTAACTCTGCGATCGCACGCTGCATTTCAGGTGGCATTTGACCTTGTGCTTGTGGCGGGATCATAAACTGATCAGGGTTCGACCAGCCCATCGCCTTCAGTGCCGCGGTATCAATCGCAACTGGATCATACATTGAAGGATTTGAAGCTTGGATTTGTTTTAAACCAACCACTTTCATCAAGCGCTGTGTTTGTGACGCAGTATTAGGATCAGCTTGCGGAACAAGATCAACTTGGTTCAACGCGCGCAAAAATGTTTCTTGATCCCATGGGCGTGCAGGGCGGCGGTTCTGCTGCCAGAACGATTCAGGGTTTTCGCGGAAACAATTGACAAGCAGCTGGAACTCTTCTGCCTGCGCTGCATGCATGCGCTTGTGTACGCTGTTCAAGACCTTTGTCGCCTGATCAATCAACGCAATCGTTGTGCCGACAGGCGCGTCTTGCCTGCCTTCGCCGACAGCCATCTCGGCCGTGCCACCGATACGCATGCCTGTCTGCGCCATGTTATCGGTCAAGCTCATCAAACCGCCGCCAACGTCTTTGTATGGCAACGGCATCACAGCTTGATTGATTGGCATGCCGCCTGTCTTCACAAGCGCGCCACCACCGGGCGGCACACGGAAGATGTTCGTGTTTTGACGAGCGCCCGTGTCTGCGTACAAAAAGCCGGGGAAGTTGGCATACATCCCAGCATCGAGCATTTCACGCCACGCAGCTGTGAGCGCGTTGGTGGTGTTGCCGAGAATGTGAAGCAAACCAATATCGTAAAAACCCATGCCGGGGACAAACGTATACTTGACAAAATTCTGTCGAGCTTCTGGCAGATCCTTTGTGTCTTCATCGTAATTCCTCACGATTGACAAGATCTCTCTAGACGACACATCAATTGTCACGCGATAGGGGATCTCAAGCCCCGTCTCTTTGCCTTTGCGCTTATGTTCAAACCCTTGAATGTTCAACTCGCAATAGCATTCATAGATCTCGCGATCACGGTCTTCTGGATTTGATTGTTCGCTTGATATGCCTTGCTGTTCGTTCTTTGCGCGTTGTGCTGCGTCTAATGTCGTTTGCCTTGGCGTTGACAAATCAATATCACGATACACACCAAGGATCTGCATACGCTTCACAGTTGACGGTCGCATCATAATGCGATGCGTGATGCGCTTTGCATTTGAAAGATCGGTTGCCGAGTTGTTGACAATAAGATCATCAGCATCGACGCTTTCGCTTACGGGCCTGCCACGCAATGGGCAGAAGTAAATCTTTTTAAACGCAGTGCCTCCGAAACCGAGCATGAGAAGCATGCGGTCTGTATCTGGGTAATACTCTTTTGCAGTGGAGGTAAGATAGTGGTTGAGATCGTCTTCGAGATCATTAGCCAACTGATCAGACTCAAGGGTAGCATTGTTGTTATCCTCGCGGATCTTTAAAGGCCCATCAGTCGGGAGCAGTTCGCTTCTTGCGTTAGCTTGGAAGCGGAGCACCGCTTCAAGCAAGAGCGGGTGTCGAATACGCGACATGCCTTCCACGGGCGCTCCATCTGCTGCCCCAGCAAGTCCCGGCACTTCAAGTTTAAGTCCGAGGAGCTTGATGCCTTGCGCTCGATCTTCAATCCATTCTTTTCGTGATTGCAAATCATCCTCAACCCCTTTTAGAAGATCATCCGCAATCCTGCCTAGCTCCATCTGATCAATATCTTCAACGAGGTTATCAAACCATCCTGCGCGGCTAGACCCTTCGGCCTTCTCCAATGGCGAGCCGTCAAGCGTAAGAGTGATTGACCCGTCTGGGCCTTCAATCGTGAGCAAGTTGCCTTTATCGTCTCGGTCTTCTTGTGGCCCGTCTTCTGCCATTTCGATAATCAGGTCACCGAGATTGAGCTTCTCTTCCTCGGGTTGTTGTTGACGCAGATTGAGAGGGGCGAGTGCCATTGGTTAAATCCCATAAAGCGGCGCGGGCGGAGCACCCGTATGTTGGCGGCTAATATCATATTCCTCTTGCGCCTCTTCCGCCCGTTGGATGAGGCTTGTTCGCCGTAAGTATCGCATAGCCATACTCACCGTGTCCACTAGGTCGTCGTGTTTGGCTTTCGGAAATTTCTGGCATTGGACAATCACATTGTCCGCCCAGCTCTTGTCGGGGGCATATACGAGCCCTTCTTCGAAAAGATGTTGGACGGCGTAAAGACGTGAAACCTTGTCAAGAGACCCCGGATTGTCGAGCTGAACAGAAAACTTTTTATTAGCGTATATCCTACGAAGCTCGGTCGCGACTGGAATGCCTGCCGCCTTGTCTTCAATCAGAACGCGGCTGATTGGAAAGCGGGCGCAGGTTTCAGCAATCTTCTGCATCAAATCCGCGAATTGAAGCCTTTCCTGCCATGCATAGACCAGCATCGCCTTCGGGTGCGGCTGCTTGTAGACGCGCTCAATTGCGTAGCCAACGCCTGTTTTGGCTGCGTCCGCAACAGGATCTTCCGAAAAAACGCCCCAGACGGTCATGGCGCTGTAATCGTTCTCGGTCTTCTCGGTGTAGGCGGTATCGACGGCCGCGATAATGTTGTCGAAGTCAGGAAAGCGCGGAGCGTCCCAAAGCTTCCACCAATTACGCTTGATGATGCCGCCATCCTCTGGGGTCGGTGTCTGCTGAAACTGACCAGAGACCGCATAGCTCCCCATGATCTTCTTGTCGCGATCGACGACATGCCGCGGGAAACGGTCGGGGAAGTAGAGCTCGCCACGCTCGGTGCGCGGATCCTCCCAGCCAAGCATGGTCGGGGTCGCGCGGTCGGGGTCGTATTCCATCGGGATCATGATGTGGTCGTATTCATCGGCCTGCTTTTCAAGAATGATTCCAGAAGGATCCTCTTCGTGCAGGCGCTGCATGATCACCACGATGGCGGATCGGTCGGGATTATTGAGACGGGTCGGCACGGCCTGCTCGAACCACTCGGCCACGCTCGCGCGCACGGCCTCTGAGTTGGCATCGTCAACCGACAAGGGATCGTCGATGATCACCCGATCGCCGCGGGCACCCGTGATCGATCCAGCCGCCACAGCCTGCCTGAAGCCCGTCTTGGTGTTCTCAAACTTGGTCTTCGCGTTCTGATCGCCCGTAAGCTGGACGATGTCGCCCCACCGAGCCTGATACCATTCTGACTGAATGAGCCGCCGCATCTTGGTGGAATCGCGAACGGCCAGATCCATCGAGTGAGACGCGCAGACATAGCGCATCGATGGCATGCGCCGCGGTCCCCATTCCCATGCGGGCCAGAACACATTCGTGATCAGGGACTTCATTGCGCCCGGGGGCACGTTGATCAGCAGGCGGTTGTAGAAACGCTCATCATCAACCATGACGCCTTTTGTGATGGCTTCCAGATGGGCGCAGAGCAGGTCGATGTGCCAGTTGTGGACGTATTCTTGCCCCGGCTCAACCACATGCCATGCGAGCTGGATGAATTTTGCGAGAGACCGAGGCGCGTCATAAAGATCGAGGGCCACGACCTGCGCTTCTGCGTCAATCAGAGACCCGTCAGGCGCTCGAACGTAGGTTGTCACTCGCTGTCCTCGTCGTCATCCTCAAACGGCTTGTCGTCGCTTTGTGAGGCTCTGGCAGCGGCCGTGAGCGCATAGCGCAGGGCATCACGCGCATCAGGATCCATGGCTGCAGGATCGAGCACGGTCGTCTGCGTCTGGATGGGGCCGCCATTGGGGCCTGTCAACTCGAGGGCGCGTTTCATCTCGCCGTACTCTTCTCGGTGCTGAGACCCCACCATCATCTTCCAGATCTGCGCGTTAAATTTTGGATCCTTGATCCCGATCTGCGCCTGATCTTCCCACCACTGGAGCGACAAAGCTCTCGCGCGCGTGAGGGCGTCAGAAAATTCTTCGTGGGCCGCAGCCCAATCCAAGATCGTTTGCTTTGAGACATTGCAAGCCAAGGCCATCGAAGTCATCGACTTGCCCTCTTTGCCAAGCTCAATGATCGTCTCGCAATATTCAGGCTTGTAAAGCGACGGTCTGCCCGCAGGCATGGCTATTCCTCCAAACACCAGCAGAAAATAGTGCTTTTCCGCGCAAAGCGCAAATAGCCGAATAGATATTTTAGATATCCAAAACACCCACTATCCAAAACGAGGGCTAAGAGCTTGATTTTATTGTATAATATTTTATAGATATATAGATATATATATAGATATATATACCTTCTCTCTCTTTAGTTTGAAAACAGTCTCCATGTCTATCTCTCTATCTCTATCTATTATTGTCTCTGTTTCTATCTCTATATATCTCTCTCTTAAGACTATCCATTCTAGCCTAATATCTGTAATGATTTCAATGGCTTATAAAATATCAAAAAAAACTATCTATCTAAGTAAAAGGGCCCCGAAGGGCCCTCAACCGAACATCTCCCTTACAAAATCTTCAACAGAGCCGCCATAGGACGGCCTGAGCGCCCATCTCTGCGTACGCGCCACAAACACTTTCCCCTCGCGATGGAGGTCTCCTGCGGTCATTATAAGCGAACTCCACCGTTCCCCTTGGTCGTCTTCTTTGAGGATCCAGATCCCATCCGCATCCTCATCGATTCTGACTGTGCGCCCGATCCTCATGCCGCCACCCGACCATGCTCGTCATAGTAAGCCTCGTAGGCTTCTCTGATGTAATCGACATAACGCTGTGCAGCGCGCTCAGGGGTCGGGCCCCAGATCATGACACCGAAGACATCGAGCGGGTCTTCGAAGTTTTCTTCTTGCATAACGGCATAGGGCGCGTTGGGGTCGCTCCGAAAGCCGGGGTAGCAGATCTCGAACGTGATGGTGTCGCGATAGTCCGCGAGGGGTCCGTAGATCTCTTTGCCGACGAAGGGGTTTTTTACGGTTACGGTCTGCATTTTCTATCTCCAATCTAAAAGGTGGGTGGGGGCCGAAGCCCCCTAGTTAATCAGGCAAGAGAACGAAGATAGTCTGGGAGATCTTCTTCTCGTCCTCCGCCGCCTAGAATAAAGGCAACTTCTGAGACTTCTTCTTCGTATGCCTCCGATCCGTAGACCGTGCGCGAAAAATACCAGTTGTCCTCGTTGATCTCGCCGACTGCTCGAACACGCTCTGCCAGACGCTCGCACTGAGCGAAGGTGAGATCAATGCGTTTGTGAAGGAACACCACACCCTTATGGGTGGTAGCAGAAACATAAAAGCCCGGGCAATTAGGGATAATCTCGGAAGCGGGGCCAGTTGGTGACGGATTTAATCTTTGTCATTTTAAAATCTCCTGTTTAACATCTAGAGGGCACCAGCGCCCTGCCCGATCCTTGTCTCACGAATCGCAACCCAGTGCAAGCAGAAAATTGCAGTCACTCCTCATTTTCTTTGTATTCAAGAAAACCTTTTAAAAGGGTAAAAAATTCGGCCAGTTGCTCGGCATCAAAGCTCGTAATGCCAGCCACAGGTTTCCATTTTGTTTTGTCTCCAATATCGACCAAGGCTTCCATGGAAAAGCTTTTTACCGAGGGGCTCTCATAGTCTATTTTTACACGAAACCCAGCGCCGTTCTGGGTCGAAATCGTCAGCTCTTTCATCCAATGGTGATAGCTCATTTTTCAATCTCCTTTACTGCAAATTTATCTGTTCACCGCTCGGCGGCTGGCAAACGCCCTCGACGATCAAGTTGTGCGCCATGCGGCCGTAGCGGCCCTGCAAGCGCCATACGAGGCCCGTGTCGATCAAGGCCTGCCAAGCCTCAATGACGGTTTCGAAGTCAACTGGGCCTGCCTCGCCTTCGATGATTTCAATTGCGTCTAGCGTGTTCATTATGCGGCCTCCTTCTTGCTATAACAGATACCGAAGTCGATCAGATACTGAGCTTCCTGAGCGTATTCTGCGCCCAGATCCCAGATCAGGTCAAAATCTATCAAGGTCTGATAGGCATTGGCTACGACGTAGAAATCCGCATCTTCGTCGGCGTATTGTACAATATTGATTGCGTCTTGGATGGTCATAATAACCTCCCCCTCAGTCCATAAACTCTGCGCGTGACGGGCGCGCGAGGATTGTCTGCTTCACGCCGTCGCGTGTGCCGTGTTCCTTTACGGTGGCCGAGAAGCGCACAAGCTCGCCCTTCGTGACCTGCTGCGGATAGCTGTCGATCACATTGACCAGAAGCTTGGCACCCTTGTGAATCAGCATGTTGCCAGCTGCGTCGCGCAAGCCGTGAACGTGCGTCGTGCCGAAAACGCCTTCGTAGGACGTCACGAAGACGACTGTGGCATCGACCGTGATACGCTCGCCGACAGTGCCGACCCAGCCAGATGCGGCGTCCTGCGCCTTCTTGGCAAGCTCGCGCTCGATCGTCTTCTGGACGGCTGCAACCTGCGCGTCAGAAAGCGTGCCGTACTTGCGGCCCTTGGAGATCACGTCATCTACGAACGCAGGCACATGGTCGAGCTTTGCTACAGCGAGAAGCAGGTCGGCGTAGAGCGCGTCGAAAGCGGTTTCGCGTGCATGTACTTCAGCAGCCTTTTTTGCTGCCTTGGCATTTGTTTTGGCATTGAGCTTGTCAAGCTGTTCAGCCGTGTAGACAGGCACGTCACGGGTGCGGCCTTTGAAGCCATGGCCGCGGCACTCGAAGCATGTTGTGCCGTCGATTTGGTTATAGCTGTAATGGCCTGAGCCGCCGCAACGGCCGCAGGGATAAGGCTGGGCTGCTGAATGACCGCGTGCGGTCGATTGGACTTCACCAGAAACTTCTTGGCCTGAGCGATAGTAGAACATTTTGCAATCTCCAATCTAGTCGGGGCCGTCCCCGAACAAGAATCATAAAATCATAAATCCAAAACCAGTGCAAGTAGAAAATTACACGAACCTATAAAAAAAAGAGGGGCCCATCAAAGGGCCCCTAAGTCGGGAGGACTACCCTACAATGGAAAGGGGAGTCCGCCTTTTTATCACAGGCTTGCCTGCTCCTCAATCTGGTTGAGGTACCACTGGACGTGCTCTTCGAACGTGCGGCTAGCATTGCCCTTGACCATTTGCGCGATGAACACCTCAAGCGCCATCTCATACATGGAGCGGGCATAGATGCCATCCGCCGAGAAACCCTGACGGACTGCATCAGCAGCGTATGCCTTGCGAAGACGGTCACATGTGGCGAAAATTTCAATCGAACTCATATCGCAATCTCCAATCTAGGCGGCCCCTTGGCCGACACATAATCCGTACCAGTTGCTGCAGAATATTGCAAGCACAAAAATAGAAAAAAGAGGGGGTCGAAACCCCCTCTTTATGTTTGCGGTGCTTGGCCTATCCTGACCGTGCGCCGCCTTGTCACGCCTGCTTTGCATTACACAGCATTGCCCCGCCATACGACGCCTCGTCTTGCCTGCCGTGCCTCGCCATGCCGCACCGAGCCGCGCTCTGCCCAGCCCGTCCCAGTACTGCCGAGCCTGCCTTGCTGCGCCATGCCGCACCGAGCTGCGCCTTGCCTAGCCTGCCTTGCCGATCCGGTCGATGCCGCGCCTTGCAAGTCCCAGCCGTGCCGTGCCTGCCTTGCCTGACCTCGCCCAAACTAGCCTCACACTGCCGTGCCTTGCCTGCCTTGCCACGGCTCGCCGCGACTCGTCAGACCAGTACGCGCCTCGCCTTGCCTGCCCCGCCTTGCCTCGCATTGCCGAGCAGTGCCTAGTCTCGCCTGCGTTGCCCCGCCTTGCTATGACAATCCATGGCTCACCGTGTCGTGCCGTGCCTGCCTCGCCAGACGTTGCCAGACCTAGCCATACCGTGTCCCGCCTCGCCTGCCTTGCGTGGTCATGCCTAGCGTATCCTCGGCTCGCCGTACCGTGCCTGCCTTGCCCTGCTGTGCGTTACCGAACCACCAGCGCCCAGCATTGCGAAGCCTGCCATTTGGCTTAGGCAGCATTCTCAAGAAGAAGTTTCTCCTTGAGACTCTCGATGTGTTCGATGATCTCATCGAGCTCTGGCGCAGCCAGATTCTTAAGCATCGTCGCACACGTCGTGAGTGTCATGAGTACGAGCGTGATACGATCAGCGTGACGAACCACAACCTGCTGTGTGGCTTCATAACCTGATCCCGTCGGCGATCGTACGAATACTGGAACCCGCACCACTTCATTATCGGAGCGGATCACCTCAACCTTTACACGTTTGATCAGTGCGCGAGCCTGTTGCAAACGATAAAGATGAGAAGCCTCATTATCATCCCACACAAATTGATTGTGCATGGATGAATTGGGGTTTCTTGCTGCCTCGACAACCTGTTCAGGTTCGAGAACACCCCCCACTGCAAGCTGTTGAAGCTCGTCTTTTATTGCGTTGATGTCCATATCAAGCTCTTTCAATTTCAAACGTCCCAAAACCTAAACCTGTTGATGATTTGGAATCATGTCGGCCTTCACCAATACCGACCTGAACACCAGCACGCATAAGCAAGTTGGTCACATCGGTAAGAGTAAATTGATCGGCATCGTATTTCACACGCAGATCAATATGCCACTTGCGCCACATCGGCCGCACGCGAATATCGACAACACCTGTCGCATTTCGTGTGTGCATATCGAGGCGCTCCCAATCGCCGTGTAAGTGAACAAGAGGAACACCATCGACAGCGTCGAACGTGTCTGCCTCGACAAAGATAGAAAGCTTTGCAAGCGTCATCTTAAAACCAACGAGACGACACGCAGAGATCATAGCATTACGAAACGCGCCCGCGGGTACGCCGTTCTTGCCATCAACACCGATATGCATTGCATCTCTACAGTCTTGATCAAAGTCACGCGCGTCACGCACTTTCTTGCCTTTGGCTGTGCCGCCTGCTTCCATCTTCGCCATCATGGCAAGCTTTGCTTTTTGTGAAAATCGAGCTTGTACAAAAGGCGCAGTACCAATCAGCTTAAAGCTTGCTGTCTGGATTTTTGGTGCAGTGATTGCAACAATTTCTGTCTTCTTTGTTTTATCTAACATTTTATTATTCCCTCTGAATGCCCCTGAACAGCGGGGCCCTGTCTTAAATTTATTTATTTATTCATCCTTTCATTCATGGCCGCTCCAGCATCCCGCAATAGCCATGGGTTGTGCTGTAGATAGCAGGCCATGAATCCGTCTCAGGATCTTTCTCTTCAGCGTATCGCATCAGCCTCCACCGCCATGCCATGCACTTTGGGCCAGCGCACAAATCTTTTCCTTCAATCGCGCCCATACTTATTGGGCAGTATAAATCCTCAGCCTCTTCAGGCGTTATATAATGCGGATGGTCCATCACTCTTTATCCTTTAGTGCGTCAAGAAGAGATGGAAAACCTTGAGGTATTTTAGGTTGATCATATAAAATATGATTAGCCCAACGATCCGCAAATTCTTTTACCATCTGTTTATCAATAATTCCCCGCAACCGCTCAATTTCAGTGATGCCTTTATCTAAAGCAAATAGCGCATCAGGGTCGTTGGTTTTGTCTAATGCTTTTTGCATTAATTCAACGAGGTCCATTACTCTTTCTCCTTCAGCGCGGTGCGGGCTTGATATGCTCTCCCACATTGTGACGGATGCGTTAGCAATGAAACGCATACATTGCCTTCACCAATCTTCCGCAATGCTTCCCGCAACCGATTGCGTTCTTCACGCAATTTCTCAATCTCGTCGGCGGCTTCTTCGCACCAATCGCCTGTTTCAGAGAAATGAATTTCTGCAATTTTTCGCAACCGTTCAACGATGTCCATCACTCACCTCCAAATCCCTTCAACGTGTAACTAATACTATCAAACGTATAGTCACCGTATTTTTCCAACGTGCGTTGCAATGAATCAATCTTCTTTCGTAATGCCATACAAGCATTCAAAGCATTGTCACGCTGACGCTCTGCTTCAGCAAGCTGCTTACGCAATTCGATAATGTGCTTGATCGTCAGGTCGTCAGCGTGTCTCATTTTATTGCCCCAATGCTTGTTCAATGTCACCGCGGACAGTCGGTAGATTGACCGCGCCACCTTCGCCACCAAGGGTTGCATAGCCTGCAACATCATCCCAATGGTCTCGATGATTCTGATTGCCATTCAACAGGCGAGCAAGCTTCATAGCAATTGCCTCAAGCGACTCTTTCTGTTGATCGTTCAGGTTCTGCCAGTTGCGGCCCGAACGCATGACGTCCTTCAAAGATTGAGACAGGCTCGCCGTCTCTTTGTAAATGCCATGGGTCTTTTCTTTTTTTGACAATGAAACATTGATATCCATTTTAGATTCCTCTGATGTTAAAGATGCTGATTTAAGCATTTCCGAAAGTTTTGTCATTTAACCTTTTTCCATTTAGTTGGCTCGACCAACGTGAACGTGCTCGCTGTTCGGCCGTTTTCATCATAATTGCGATTTACTTTTATTGCGCCGCGCTTGATCAACATTCGCATGTTGGAAGACACGGTCCATGAGTTTATATCAAGCTCCTTTGCTAGAGTGACGTACAGGGTAGAGAAGTTGATGTGGATTCCGTACTTGAGAAACAACCTGATCCACAAGACCTTGGCAGATGACGAGATCTTCTCGTCAACCAACACAAGAAGTAAAACATTATAATCCATTGATGATTGCTTCCTTTAAAGCTTCTCCTGTGGCGAAATGGTTTTTCTCATTGTCATTGCCGATAGCATCAGCGAGTGCCCGAGCCTTGATCTGGTTATCGCCAGAGATTGTAAAGACGCGCACGGGGATAGCATCGACATCAGACACGGTCGTATCGGCAATGACGCGAAACTTGGTCACACGACCTTTACGATCAACCTTGATTGCACGCGCCAATCGCCAATCCGAATAGCGTGTGGTTTTCAATTTGATTGTGGTGCTGCTGCGGTCAAACCTGACCGCAACAATATCGCCTTTTACTGCAATTGAAGAAGGTTCCATTATGCGGCCTCCTTCTTCTTTGCGACGACCTTGAGAACTTCGAAAGACTTGCCGTCTTTCACGCATGCCGAGAAGAGCTTGAACTGCTCTTCGGTGATGCCGTAATCTTTGAGCAGCTTGTCGAAGTCCATGACCGAACGCTGCGAGAGCGACACCTTAACGTCGCATTCTTCACCAGAAACGAGATCAACGCCGAGCGCGACGATTTCTGACTTAACGGCTTTCTTCTGCTCTTCGAGAGCTTTGATCTGGCTATCAAGATCGTTGTACTTGTCTGCGAGAGTGCGATTGGTCATCTGAAGTCTCCTATCTAAAATCTAGCGCCACAGCGGCGACACCCCCTTCTCCCATATCCCGAAGATCAGTGCAAGCAAAAAAATGCATTTTCTTAAAATTATTTTGCCTTTGGTGGTCTGCCCATCGAAGTATTTGATTGCAAACGGATTTCTGGGTTTTGGAAGGTCCAACACTCGCCTGTTTCGTCGATAAAAGTGACCCAAAGCAGATGGTGTTCAGGGCCATAGTCGATCAAAAAGTGAGCCATCGCCTTGCCTTTTGGCGTATCGAGCGGAAGAGGCGGGTCGATGCGGAGCATTCAGCGGGGTCTCCCAAACGGGCGCGGCACTGGCATAGGCTTCTGCCCCTGTAAATCATTGTTATCTTGAGGTTTTTCATTCAGAACCCTAATCGTGATTTGGGCTATAAGGCCCGCTATAATAAGGCCGCCAACGGCCGCGATTAATAAAGCGATTTCATGTTTCGTCATGCTGTCTCCTCATCTCCCATAAGCGGCGCACTTCTGATTCTATGTGCGGCCGAATCATTTCTGGAAGGGCATCAAGAACGCCCCTACGGTTTTGTTTGCCATCTACCTTCAAGATCTCGTCGGCGAGCCAATAGATCTCAACGCGGATCGCCGATCGGACCCCCGCATTAAGATCTTCAATCGGTTTCTTCCCCTTCATCACCAAACGTATCTGTTCGCTCGGGCTCCCTGATGGCCAGCCAATCGTCGAACGCTTCCCACGCCGCGTCCGCCCCGAGCGCGACGCAGACGAAGGCCCCTGCTTTTTGCGCGGCATTTAAATACTCCTGTTGTCCATCTTGCCATTGCGACTTTGTGTGATCCCTGCGCTTGATCTCGCAGACGAATGCGGGCGATGCTGGGATGATGACATCGGCCGCGCCCTTGACCATGCCCTCGGCCTTCTCTCTTGCGACCTGCCTAAAGTGGCGCTGCCCTTCATTGCGCGGATGTATGGCAATCATGCCATAGCTCTCGCCCCACCATAGGCGCAGGCGGTTGAAAAAGGTTACTTGCTCGACGGCTTCCGTCGCGCACTGGCCGCGGAACTCGGTGTCCCCATAAACTCTGATCTTCTTAAGCTGCAAGTGCATCGGCTGCCTCATTGAATGCGAAGACCTTGTACCAATCGCCGTCCTTGCGATAGGTGATGGTCTCTGGCTGTTTTCCCTTCAGGCTCGCATACATAAATGCCATGCGTTGACCGTCGGGCCATGTAGGTTCTTTTGGTACCCAAAACGAAAACGTTCTGAACTCAGTCGCAACATCAACCCGCAACATCGGCCGTCCAGCTTTTGACATGGTATGCCGCGTTGACCATGCCATGACGCGGTCTGTCTGCCTGATGGTTGGGTCTTTCTTTCTGTTTGCGAACTCAATCCGCAGCTTCTCATTCGGATCGACAATCTCGTTTTTGCATTCTGTGCAATGACGTGCAGCGATATCGTTCTCGGCCTTGCAGGCAGGGCATTCTTTGAACGTCCAACGATAGCGGCACCGATCAAGATCCCCGCCACCGATCGCGACAAAGCCTTGGCACCGCCGCCCATGATGGGCAGGCATGTCACCGAACTCGGTCTCGATGCGACGGCCATCAAGATCAACGTAATAGCCGTTATCGTCGATCTCGTATTTGTCTTTATTAAAGCGCGCCACGAAATCGTTTTCTGTATCGCATTCAGGACAGCGACAGCGCAGTGTCTTGGCCTCTTCCTTCATGCCCATGGGGCGAATGGTCGGCGAGAAGATATCGCCGTCTGGGCAGTGCCGCTCAATGTTCTGGGCGTAGTCCAAAACGAGGCAGTCAGTCTTACCTTCGGCGATACGCAGGCCGCGGCCGATAATCTGCTGCAACAGCCCAGCGGATTCCGTCGCACGAAGCATCGCGATCACGTCTACATGAGGCGCGTCGAAGCCTGTGGTGAGAACGGCCACGTTCACGATGTATTTGATTTTCTCAGCCTTGAAGTCCGCAATGATGGCGGCGCGCTCTTTGCGCGGTGTCTCTCCTGTAACCATGGCAGAAAGCTCTGCGGGAAGGCTCTCAAGGCATTCCTTGGCATGCTGCACAGTTGCAGCAAAAATCATGACACCTCGCCTGTCACGGCTCTTGGCAACGATGTCAGCGATGATCTTGGCCGTCTTACGTCCCTGCCCGATATAGGCGCGATCAACATCGTCGGCATTAAACTGGCCGCGGCTGTTGAGCTCCATGCCGAGCGTGTCATAGCTCTCGGCATCAATCGAACCGACCACGGGCGGCGTGAGGAAACCCATGTCGATCAGCTCGCGCGCGGTGATGCGATCAACAAGACCCGTGAAGTAAGGGTCTTTGGTCTGGTTCTCAGCCACGGGTTTGCCATCAGGCCATTGCGCAAAGATGTACCCGCCGAACATGCGATAAGGTGTTGCCGTCATCCCGACCACGCGCACGTTGGGGTTCTCGGTGCGAATTGATTCGACGATGCTCTTGATGGTCGGCGTAATGCCATGCGCCTCGTCGATCACGATCATGCCGAACTCTTTGCCAAACCGCTTGATCTTATTCTTGATCGTAAGCGGAGTGCCAAACACAACAGGATGCTGCAGGCTCTTTTGACCGACACTTGCCGAAAAGATTGAGAACGGTTCGCCTGTGAGCTTGTACTTCTCGCTATTCTGGATGACGAGCTCGGCCGAAGGCGCGATGCATAGCACGCGCTTGCCCCCGCTGATCTCGCGTACAGTCTTTGCGAGGGCCGCAATGATATGCGACTTGCCTGCACCCGTAGCGGCTTCAATCAAGCACGGCGCGCGCAGCCTCTTGATCCAGTTTACAATCTTATCATGCGACTTTTGTTGGTATGGTCTCAGCATCTAAAATCTTCCTAAATTTTTGCATCGGTATTAAAACGCAAGGCTCGATGTCCTGAGCGTCTCCTCGATCTCGTCTTCCAGCCATCTTTATTTTTGGAAACCTTTCAAATGCGCTGGCATGCGAAACAGTAAAAACAAATATGCCATCCGTTAATTGGATTGCGATAGCAACACCGATCGGGAAATCTGCATGCCAACGGCGAAGAGCTGACATCTTGTGGCATGATAGCATGTAACCGCCGAGCTTATCTAACTGCTCGTAAGAATAGTTGCGGCACTTGATCTCCATGACCCCTTTGATGTCGTCAAACAAAGTCAAAACATAATCAATCTCACATGCAGGCTTCAATTTAATGGCCGTGTAACCCCAAAGAGTTGCCAAAGATTTAGCAACGGCGAACTCTTTGCTGCGGTCTTCTTCTGTTTCGTAAAAAGGCCTGCTCATTTTTTGTACTCGATCAGTTTCATGCCGTAGTTGTTCACTTCGCCCGTCAATTTGACGTTGGGCTTTCTAATCAACTTGTTGCCTTTGAACTTTCTATAATCAACGTGATGATGCCAGCGGCCAAATTTCCAAACGACCTTTGCGATATCAGGGTGCATGTCCTCGAGCATCTTTGATTTCGGAAGCGTGCCCTCTTTCTCATAGAACTCAGCCGTGTTGCCGCCCTTCAACGTCTGCGTTGTGGCCTTCTCTTGCAAGAATGCGTTGAACTGTATTGTACACCAGCCGTCCTTCAAGACGCGGAGAGACAGGTCAGTGTCCTCATTGTATCGGCCGCGCCATTGGTACGGGATAAAGTTGTTGATCAGCAGGCAAGAATAAATGCGCGTGTTCAACACGAAAGGCGGCAACGGCTCTTTTGCTTTGGCAAAGAAATCATAATTAAAACCTGCAACCGCCACGTTCTCGTAACGCTCGACAAAGTCTTCGGCCGCCGCAAAGATGCCGCCGAACATAACCTTGCACATCAGGTTACGGTTTAAGCGATTGAACGACGCGATGTTGTCGTCCATCACCCAGTGCCATGTATGCCCCATGGCGATCGCGTTACTCCATGCAAAATTGCGCGCTGCGCCGGGGCCCTTTCCTTTTGTGTCGCCAAGATCATCGAACGTATCGTATTCATCAAGATAGCGCCGCGGCAAGATCAGGATCTTTTTTGGATCAATCACGCTCGCGTACTGATCATATTCTTGCTCTTCAACAATGATCTTGTAAGGCACGCCCATACTTTCGAGCGACTTGCTCGTTAAGCGGCTTTCCCACCGACCTTTTGAAACAATGTAAATCGGGTGTTTAGGATTCTCTGACATATCTAAATTTAGCTGCTCTGCGGAACGGCGCGAATGGATACCAAATCGTTTTTGTTTTCTTGTCTACCTTTTGCTCAACAAGCTCTGCAAACTTCGCCATGTCTTCTGCGTTTCTAAATCTAACATTGACCGCATGGAACGGTGTGAGATCTTCTTGCAGAAACTCTGGCATATCTTTCCATTCATCAAACACATCTACTTGTTCCATTTCTTCAAACAGTTTGCTCATTATGATCTCCCATAAAACCTCGGCGCGCTCTTCATACGATAGACCTTTGGGTCTTCTTTTGGTTGGTGGAAAAGATACCAGCATGCATTGTCTTTGCCAGCGCCCGCGCTGTCTTCAATCCACTTGACGCGGCCGACAGAAATAATGCGAAGGCAGTAATCAAGATAAGGCGTAGCCTGTCTTGTGTGCATCCAGTCTGCATCGAAGAGCAGCCATGTAGGAGCAAGGCGTGAGCAGCGTTCGATGATCTGATGAAGAACGGTGCGTTCCCATGGCGGGTTGGTGATAATGAAATCGGCACCGCAAAGCTCCGCTTCTGTAATGAATGAAGCATCGTTGCGAAGGATCCAATCAGCGCGCGGCTCGACATCGTATGCCATCGTGCATGCGTGACCATGATGTTCAAGATGCTTTACGAGAGCGCCGTCTCCAGCGCATGGCTCGCAAAATTTGATGTTGTCAGGAAGAAACGAAACAAGCGGTCGCACTGCTGCATGCGGCGTTGGGTAAAACGCAAGCTTGTGGGATTCAAAATCACTTCTCTTGCCCATCGGTCCATTTCTCGCGTTCTTCAAGATAACGATTATAAAAGTTTTTAAGCGGCACGATGATCGTATTGATGTATTTGTCATCGCGATCGACGCGCTCGAGATAGGTGTCCTTCGGTGTCCACTGCCAGAAGTCGCACCAATCGCGGTTGGTTACAAAAAGCTGCACCTGTACTTGAGCGTAGTAGTGCTGTTGTTGTTTGAGCGCCTTGAAACGCACAGGCGCGAACTCATGACGCAAACCGTAAGGGCATTTGACTTCGATCAGACCGACCTCGCCAATATAGCCGTCAGGTGATGCACCGAGCCAGTCTTCATGCGTAACGAATGTTGCAGGCGTGACATTTCGACTTGTTATCATTTCATATTCGATGATCGCGCCAGCTTCATGGAGCGTGCCCCATTCTGTGGCGACATTTCCTTTGAACTCGTTTGGTAAGCCGTGATAGTCGCGGATCATCTTCCGCATGACATCATCAGGCTTTTGAAACGGCGACAGCCCAAGAATCGCGCCGACAGCAGATCCTGTCACGCGGCCTTTACGAGCTTCAAACCATTCTTCGCTGCGCTGTTCCATCAAACGCACTGCATCATCATGTCAGCCAACATAAAAGATTTTTCTACCAAATCTTCATCGCTGTCATTTTCAGAACTTTTTGCATAAACAGCTGGAAAAATTGCCATTGCAAGTTTTTCTCTCAATTCTTGTTTTCTATCAAGAATCCTTACGTTAGGAAAACTATTAATATCTAAAGTTTCCCTAATTTTTTTTAACTCATCTCTAATTTCCCCGAGAGTTAAAACTGTGTCGTATTCAACAGATGCCATTCCCATTTTAATATCCTTTCGGTTGGAGAAAAGGAGGGGGCGAACAGGGTAGAAAGCCCCCTCCTCCACTACGACGCTCGTTTCCCTCAGAACGGAGCGTCTTCGTCTTCTGTCACTGCAGCTTTTGGTGAAGCAGCAGCTTTATGAACAGCAGCTCCGCCACCGCGCGGTGCAACAGCAGCAATCCAATTGCCACGGCCCATGGTGCCGTCGCTTTTTTCCTGCTCCCACATCATAACTTTGATCTGCATCGGCTTGTTAACAAGCGTTGAGCCCATCATTTCATCTGTAGGCTTTTTGCCTGATGCCAAAAGCTTACCGCCTGCATTGTTGTCGATCGCGGCAAGCATACGCTTCGCTTTATCGCGCTTCTTGGCCGCATCCCTCGCGCGCGGATCGTCATCCGACACCCAAAGCTTGTGGAAGATCTTGCGGTTTTTGTATTCCGCAGGAAGCACCACTGACCAACGCAAGCTGATAAAACCATTACCTTCGCGGTCCTGATCCCATTTCGCCTCGTCAATGATGGCAACGCATGTCGTATCGCTCGGGATTGGCTCGAGATCGCCGCCCCCAACTTCAAACGAGCCACCCTGTTTCAGGATGTCGTCGCCGTCTGATAAATCCCAAAAATTAGCCATTTACTGATTCCTTTTTCTTTGATGCAGGTGCGCGAAGCGCAGGGATGATGTCCGCAAGCGGGTTTGTGCCCACAGGGACAGGGATTGGTTCTGAGATACCGAAACGGTTCTTCGACACATTTGCGGCGGTCGCGTAGGTGATCAGGACGCGCGTGCCGTCCGAGATCGCTTTTTTGCGTTCGCCTTCACCTGTCGTAAATGTTTCGAGTTTCAGGAACCCAACAAGATCGACATCGTCCACATAGGCAGGCATCGACTTTTCGTGCAGACGCAGTGTGTAACGCATGTAAGCGTCATCATCTGGCGGCTCGATTTTTTGCGTGTCTGCGTGAGCGATGAAAATCGTGTTCATGCCCTTTTTATCGGCCAACAAACCTGCCGCCTTACGGAGGCGGGCGTGCATTGCCGATACTGCATCGCGGCCTGCGCCGTAGCCGCCGAGAGCTTGCTGGATCCCGCGCGGGCGCTTGGGGTCCGTCTCGACAACGTTTTGAATGAACATGCGTTCCAATGCCGTCACCGAATCAACGATGAGGGTCTTGTAGTTATGTTCTTCCTGAAGCAGACCTTTGAGTTGCTCCCAAAGCTCGTCAGGCCCGTTGAGCAACGGGAATGCATCAGGCCGTAGATCCGCAGGGATTGCCTGCAGGCCGTCTTCGGCGCGAATGACGATTGGCTTAGGGAAAGATGCGGCCAGAGTGGTTTTGCCCATCCCTGAGTCGCCGCAGATCGTAATCAGTACAGGACGATCAACTGGTTTACTTACACTACTTAAAATGCCCATTGGCACACTCCTCTTGCTTCGAGGCCTTGACACTAACTTGAGGTTTGTGGGAATGTCAACACCGCAATGTTGACTGGGGCACAATGAAATGGAAATAGACGAACAGAGACGATCTGAGACGATCGTGGACGATCCTCTGGAAAAAATTAAGAAGGCTCTGGCAGACAGAAATCTGGCCCGCGTTGCGGCTGCCACGAAGCTTCACGAGAATACCGTACGGGCGATCGCGGCTGGCAAAAACACCAACCCGACACTCGAAACTTTAAATCGCTTAAACACTTATTTGTTTGGATAAAAAATGAGCCATAGAGCCTTCTGGGAGGCGGGCTATCGCGTTTTCGGTCTTCATCCAATCAACCCTGACGGGTCGTGCGGGTGCAACCGTAAGGACTGCGAAGCCGCTGGAAAACATCCGTTAGTGAGCAACTGGACCTCGACCCCGCAATGGTCTGAGGAACAGCTCGAAGTCATGGAAGAGACGGGCCAGTTTGATTCTGGCTACGGCGTTCTTGTCCGCGGGCTGATTGTGGTCGATGTCGATGCGCGCAATGGTGGTGTCGAATCATATAAGCGGCTGATTGAAGACGTGCCCGAGATCGCAGGCGCGGGACTGATTGTCGAGACGGGCTCAGGTGGTGGCAGTCGGCATCTATATTTCAAGTGCGACGAGGGGCTCGCGCTTATTCAGCATCATCCAGACTACCCCGGCATTGATTTCAAATCGTCAGGCTTCGTGGTCGGCCCGAACTCAAAGCATGTGTCAGGCAACACTTACAAGATCCTGACGGGCTCGCCTGCAGATATCGATCGCGCACCAGAAGTCATGATCACGGGTCTGTCGAAGCCGCAACGGTATCGAGCAGACATTGATGGCGCGACGGTGGACGTTTCCCACAGCGATATCGAAGACATGCTGTCTTATATGAACCCAGACGTCGAGCATGAGATCTGGATCCGCACAGGAATGGCGATACATCATGCAACGATGGGTACGGGTTTTGATGTATGGGACAAGTGGTCTGCCAAAGGCAACAAATACCCGTCGCGCGACACGCTTTCCAAACGGTGGCACAGTTTCGGCAAAAGCATTAATCCTGTCACACTAGGCACCTTGATCCACTACGCCGAGCAGGCGGGTTGGAAGCAGCCCGTCACGTTTGAGCCGAATGAGCTTATTGAAGATGACGTGATTTCATCGGGCAGCAATGACATCAATGTTTCAGGGATCGACCTGACAAGGCCGCCGGGGCTAGTTGGCATTGTCTCAGAGTGGATCCACGATCAGTGCCGCTATGTGCGCGAGCACCTTGCTGTCGCAACTGCGCTCAATGTGATGGGCAATATTGCAGGCCTGCGCTATGCCGACGAGCTTGGCGACGTAACCACAAACATGTTTGCCTTCTGCGTGGCCGATTCTGGCACTGGCAAAGAAAGCATTCAGCAGGGCTCTATACTTCTGCACAAAGCCGCGGGCATCAACAAGGCTGTCTATTCGACCATCAAGTCGGAACAAGAAGTCATTAGGAACCTGACGCGCCATCAGGCGGCGTTTTATATGATCGACGAGGTTGGCATCTTGCTGACCAAGATCAAGAACGCGCAGACCCGCGGCGGCGCATCATACCTTGAAGGCGTGATCGGCGTCCTTATGTCGGCTTACTCAAAGGCCAATGGGTACATGCCGCTTTCGGGCGACGTTCGTGAAGACGTTCGCAAAGGCCTGTTGCAGGAGCTTTCACAGGTCACGCGCCGCCTTGAAGACGCAGAAACGCCACGGGACAAGGAGCGGAAGGCGCAGATCGAAGCCGCCCTGATCTCTCTTGATGATGGTCTTGAGAACCCGTTCTTGTCTTTGATCGGGTACACAACGCCAGTTACATTCAATGACCTTGTGACATACGAGACCGCGGCAAACGGGTTTGTCGGAAGATCTTTGATTTTTAATGAGAAGAACCCTGTCCCCTTGGAAAAGAAGGGGTTTAAGAGACGCAAGATGCCCAAGGAGCTTAAGGCGACCATACAGCAGCTTTATTCAGCGGGGCACTTTGACACGACATCTGATCGGGTCGAGAACCGCGGCGAGCGAATCACCATCCCAACAAGCGACGATGCAGCCATTATGCTCGATGCGGCCATGGATATCTTGCACGGCCTCGCAGAAGATCATGCGGAAAAGTCGGGCCTGTCTTCGCTTTTTCTTCGCGCCAAGGAGCAGGTCGCCAAGATTTCGTTTATATTGGCGGTACCGTCAGGGCTTAGGACAGTTGAGCATGTGCGGTGGGCCTACGCATTGGTGAAGCATGATGTTGAGGAAAAGGTCCGACTTGTGATCGGCAACGACCGCCAGAAGGACAACCCGAAAGAGGCTTTGGTTAACAAAGTTAAAAGCGCGATTGATAGCAAAGAAGGCGAGACGCTTGGTGTGATCATCAACAAGCTTCGCAAGTTTAAGAAGGAAGACATTGAGAGATGTCTTGAAGAATTGATTAAAGCAGATCAAGCAATCCTTGAGGAAAGTATACACCCCCGCAAACGCATCACAGTGAAAAGGTATAAACTCAAATGAAAAAGATGACCATCAAAACAAAAGAAAAAATTTTTGGTGAAACATTTGAAAATCTTTCAAAAGCAATGTTGAACGTTCTTGAAGAATTTTCAGATTATTCTCAAAGAGAAGTCTTTGATGAAGCTTTGTTAGCTCTTGTTATGTTTGCAACTCATTCATCTGTGAAGATGGGTATTTCAGAGTTGGAAATGCATGAGATGATCAATGAAATGACAACTGCCGTTCATGCTAAAATGAAGGCAGAAGGAATATTCTATGACGCTTGAAGAAGAAGTAGAATACTACCGTTTTGTTTTCTCTTGGATGCTTTGTAGGCTTCAAAAAAATAAAACCGTTTATGCAATATCAAGAGATGTATTGAGAAAAGATTTCAATAGTGGTTGGTCGCAAAAGCAACGGCAAGAAATAATCAAACAAGCAATGCAAATTATTAAAGAAGAGGATTAATGAAATGCTTACACAATACGAAAGATCAGAAGCGCGATTTGAGCATCGCGAAACAAAAGTATCTCGTTTATTAAAAGAGCTTGAGGGAGAAATTGTAAACATGGTGCCATGGCGGCATTACGGTGCGCTTCTTAATTGCCTTCGCGAAACGCATCGTACATTGCTACACACAAAAGACATAGTGGCAAAAAACGATGCTGAATTATACAAACAAGTCATTATGGTATTGGAAATTGTGGACGCCCATCTTTACGAGCCGCGAATCACTAATGTTAAAGATATTAATGAGCACAACAAAACATTTGAAATGCCGCCTCTATCGCCATTGCCCGTCAAGCCTAAAAAAAGTAGGGCAAAAATAGTAAAACGAAGGAAAAAATGATATATTTGATCCTTGGCCGACCTAGAAATTACAAGAAGGGCAAGGAAATAGTTGTCGATGAATGCGACAGCTTAGAAGCCGCACGGCTTGAAGTTTATAAATTGAGTGGCGAAATGCCATCATGGATGTTTTGGATAGATGAAAGAGATGAAGATGAAAAAGTACAACCGTATATTTGTGCCGAACCCAAACCACAGATTTGATACAGACAGTCTAAGAGAAATTGGTAAAGAAATAGTTTATGTATGCGATCGCCCTATGTTTGATAATCTTATGGGCGATGAATACATTGCGGATTTTGAACATCGCATTGCAAAAAGGATGGAAGATTTTGATCCAAATGAAGATGCTATCGCTTATTACGGCGATAGCATGATTTTTGCGATTATGATTATGTGGGTCACCGAAAATTACGGAGACTTTGACCTTGCTCGGTTTTCAACCAAAGAAGGCAAATACATGATCAGACGTATGTCTTTTGAAAATTTTACTGAACCAACTGTTCAGCCTCTACCTGAGAAATTTGCTGCTGGGCGGTAGCCACTTGGGGCGCTGCCTGCTGACGAATTTCTTCAATCAAAGACGCAACATCTGAAAAAGCGCCGCGGCTCAAGTGGGCAAGAATATTGTTTACTTGGGCTACGGTTAATTTAAGATCAATAGAAATGTTGTCCATTTCAAATCCCTCTATTTGCTATGGCAAGTGCCTTGGCGACGGTAGTGTCATCAAGGTTGAGCAAAGAAGATGTTTCTTTGCCTTGTTCTTTTTTAATCTTATCGACAAGATTTATCAACTTATCTGCCTTTGATTTTGAGTTTTCCTCAACCTTACCGCCAGTAGCATATGCGGGTTTATAGCCACCATAAAGCTCTTCATAAGCGCGGTTGAGATTTTGTTCAAAGGGAGACAGTGCACGCGTGGCATATCCTGCGCCTGTAGCTCCTACTGATGCTGCCTTTCCAACAGGAGAACCCGCCAAACGGCCTGCGCCATATGCTGTAGCGCCCATCAAGCGGGGCGATTGGAAAGCCGCCTGCGCGCTAAGAAGACCAATGTGTTTGAGAGCAGACGCTGGGTCACCCATCGCTAGGCTTGTGCCTGCGTTGTAAAGATGAAAAGCGCCGCCTCCACCTTCAAGTATTTTCCCAACAGTTCCAGATGAGATAGCATCGTGCAAAGCGGCCCCTGCAGCCATATAAGGAACGCGCGGATCAACTTTACCAATGGCATTAATTACATTATTTCCCATAGGCGTTTTTAAATTGCGAATTGTTCTTTGAAGTTGAGCATTCGCTGTAGCTTTGTTAATTCCAAGCGTGCCAGAAATATTTTTCATGCTATCTTGGATGGCGCGATAATCGTCCATCATCTGAGAATATTCAGGAGATACATCGCTTATTGCTTGTTTTGTTCCATGATAAAGCTCCCACAAAGCTGCAGATGTGCGTGGGTTATTTGTTGCTTGGGCAGCGGCACCAATATCCTGTTTGAGCTTATCAAGGCTCTCAATCCCACGTTCTGGGTTGCCAGAGGGCAAAACGCTTCTGCGATAAAGATCGTTTTCCCATTTTATCAATGCTTTATGAGCATCATCACTGATTTCATTTGATCCTAGCTCACTTAATTTTGCTTTTGCAGAACTAAGTGAATCATAAATCGGTTGTAACGAAGCATCCTGTTGAAGAGCTGCAAAGTTTTCTTTTTTCTTAGCAGCCCAAGCTGTAATTTCATCATCTTTAATTTTTCTAAATGCATTGCTCATAGCATTGGCAAATTCATTTGTGTCGCCCTCGCCTCTAGCAAAGACGTTAAATGCATTGCGGATCATCGGATCTTGAGAAGCGCCAGCTTGAAAAGCGCGTTCATAAGCAGATGGAGCAACTCCTGTTCCAAGAGAAACGGCTCCTTTTGTCCCTATTTTCCCGACATTGCCAATGGTTTTAGCGACACCGAGTGCCGCCTGCGTAGGATCCATAAGTGTGCCAGCCGTGCTGCCGATTTTTGAAGCCATTGATGCAAGGCGTCCAGCTTTGCTTGCTGTGCCTAAAGCTTTGGCACCCATACCAACTGCTCCAGCGCCTGCTGTGACAGGTATTGATCCAATAGAAAGAATAGATGCGGGATCATCATAAAGCGTGCGATAAAATTCTTCCTTTGAAGTAAAAGGTTTTACCAAAGCATTCAAAGCCGCTTCATCAGTTTCTTTTTGCTCAGGTGCCTGTTCGTATCCTAAAGCGCCTTTTGCTTTTGAATAAATGCCAGTTCCAATTGTGCCAATGCCTTCAGCCGTCTCGCCCCAATTCCAAGGCGCAATGGCATGAAGAGTGCCCGCTACGTTTTCATAAGCACTCTTTGGCAAATTGGATGCAACGCCTTTCCAATACTCCCCACGTTCCATTTGTGCAGGATCTTTTGGCGCAGAAGGCTGCGTCGTTTGGTAGGCCGCATAGGGATCATATTGAGAAGGCGTCTCAAGGTTTACACCTTCTGTGGGCGCTGCGGGTGCAGGTACGTCAGCCATGTGTAAACCTCATTGAGCAGGGACTTCGCCAATTTGACCCTTTTTGGGGCCATCAGGAATGATGAATTTAGTACGCGGTGGCAATCTTTTAACAGCTTGCAACCGCTCGGCAGGCGTTGAGCCTTCAATTGTAATAGCCTCTTGAGCTCTTTTGCCCTCTTGAGAGCCAGTTGTAACAGCGCGACCTGCTTCGGTAGAGCCAGCGAAAGGTTCTGTCTCTTCGTAAGCTTTCTTGCGATAGTCTTCATATTTGTTGTTGCGCGTAAACTGATTGATGTAACCAGTGATGTTTTTAGGCTGACCCGCATCATCCCATGTACGATACATGTCATTTGAGAAATCTGCAGCAGCCATACGATTTGTGATGTTCTTATAAAGAGCATCTGGATTATCAGATGGTTTTGGAGCAACAATCATTGCATCACGCAAAGATGCAGCTGGGGCACCTTCAGCCATGCTATTTGCAGTTTTGATAGCAATATCCGTGGCAAGTTTATATGCCGCATCAAAACCAGCAGACTCTGCAGAGAAATTATCAATCCCCATTTTTTGAAGGAAGCTAGAAAGATTAGCCAACGACTCAGAAGCGCCTGCACCACCGCCTTGGTATTTTTGATAAATGTGAGCAAGCTCTGCAAGTTGCGGACGGCTAACTGCATAGTCAGCCATAAATTTGGATGCCTTAGTATTAAAATCCTTATAGTTATCAATTATTGGCTGAAGGTAAGCCGATTGAGAAAGGATCACAGGAACGCCATTAACGTCTCCACCGCCCTTACGAACAATTTCAAGATATTTATCCCCGGGCACTTCTATAGGAGTGCCGTCAAGAGAATAGACCGTTTTTGTTTGACCTGCGATTTTTGCTGTTTCTGCTTCCTTCTCAAGAGGAAGTTTTGCATAGCTTTCGCGCAACTTCATTCCTTGATCGCGATACGTCACAGCCTGCGCGCGCATCATGTTTGCCTGCTGAATTTTTGTTTCAGCAGCGCGAATGTATTCAGGAATACCGCTTGCAGTCCATTTGTGCGCTTCTTCTTCTAAAGCCAAAGCCTGTTTGTTAGACTCTTCGGCTAAACCAAAATATTTTTGAACATCAGGATGCGCTTCAGCGGCCGCATAAATTTGGTCAGCCTTATCCATACCCATTGGCTGGCCTTCTTTAGGCGTTGCGGGAGGCACGGGAGCCCCAACATCAGTTGCTGTTTTTGGGGCAGCGCCGCCTTCTTGCGGAGCCGCTTGTGCCATAGCTGCAGGAGGAGCAATTCCGCCTTGTGGTGCGGGAGCGCCTGCAGGAGCACCAGCGATGCCTCCTGCTGCGGGAGCGCCGCCTGCAATGCCGCCTGCCGCAGGAGGAGCAAAGCCTTCTCCGCCTGAACCTGCCATCCCAACAAAGCTTGGCGGCAGACCCATCTCAACAGCGGCTTGAGCTCGCTCTTGCGGGCTGACAACGCGGTTATTCCACGCATCAAAGAAATTACCACCGGGGACAGGTGAGAACCGTTGCGCCATGAGGCCCATGGTATTCTTCATAGCTTCAGACTGACGCAGAGCGATTTCAGACTGTTGAGCGCGCAGGCCAGCATATGTCTTTGCGCCGCCGCCAATACCAGCAAGCAAAGCGCCGCCAAGGAACGGGCTCTTTGACTCTGCCATGCTGCCAAGGCCTGCAAGAACCGAAAGAAGGATATCGGTGCTATCAGGTTTGCCAACATTAAATGTTGGGCTCATGGGCGATGATTGTGCTTCGCTAGAACCGAAAGCGGGAATGTCTGCTTGCTTTTGCAAATTACGCGCAGCAGTCCACGGCCCCCAACCATGCTCGGCCGCATATTTGGTTGACCAATCAATAGCAGCCTTTTGGTTTGCAGGATCGCGAGCGTCTAAACCTGTCTGTTTTGTAAACTCATCACCAAGGCCGGGGCGCGGATATTTTTGCGATTGGTCACCATAATGAAGTTGCGCGATGCCAAATGAAGATCCTTCGTCGCCAACGGCGCGCGGATTAAACCCGCTCTCACCATGAAACACTTTAGCTGCAAAGTTGGGGTCAATACCCGCGCGTTTTGCAGATTCCATCGTGTAATTGCGCCAGAAATCTGGACTTGATTCATCAAGAGGACCACCGTCTTCCTTGTGAATACGCCCGCCATTTTTCATAAACATCATGGCAAACTTAGCGATGTTGGCAAGGTCACTCATACCGCTTCCGCCTTGGCTTGGCGGAGCACCCGCTACAGCAAGCTGATGCGTATCTTTTTCTGTCGGAATATCTAGCTTTGTTTTGCTTTCAGCCTCATCATCACCATAAGGCATACCGCCATCGGCAAAGCCTTTTGATTTTAGCCAATCATAATCTTTATAAAGGCTCATTCCTGTTTTTGCGAGACTGCCAAGTTGGCTCAATTCGCTTTCTGGAAGATCAGGTGCAGCGCCGGGCGTCATTAATTTGCCAACTTGAATGTTGGACTCAGGGACATATCCAATGCCGCCATATGGCATACCGCCTGCCGCAAAACCCATTCCTGTATGCTCAGGATGCACAGCGCCGCCTTCAGAAGTTGCCTTGTTATAGTCAACAGTCTTATAGCCCGCGGCAATGCCAACGGCTTCTGGATGCTTCTTTTCAACTTCGTCAGCCATAAAGCCGATATGGGTCTGCTCGTTTGGGTCGCCTTTGTATTTAAATTTATAGATTGGCAGACCTTCATCGCTTTCGCCGATACGCTTAATGTCTTCCTTAAGACGGCGATCAGAGAAGAACGGCATAGGTTGCGTTGTAGTCGTAGTTGAACCAGAAAGAGCGCCTGTGCCCATCGCAATATTTGCGAGAAATTGGGCAATCTGGAATGGATATGCCTGTTGTTGCAAAAATTGATTGTAAAGAGCTGTTTTGCCAGCCTGTTCGGTTTGCTGACCAAGCGTCCCCGCGCCAAGCTGTGCCTGCGCGCCTTGAAGACCTGCGGTTTGCGCGCCCGCTCCAAGCGCTCCTAACTGATTATAAAGAGCGCCGCTTTGGGCGAGCCCTTGCATATAATTTTGAGCTGCGTTTTGATAGCCTTGATTTGCCATTTGCGCGAGCGTTTGGCCAGAAGCAAGATTTTGTTGGCCCATCAAAGCAGCTTGAGCAATGTCTGAACGATTGCCGCCAAATGCGCCTTGACCAATTGCGCTTCCGCGTAAGGCGGCTTGCTGCTGTTGATTGATATTTTGCATTTGCGCGGCAGTAGCGCCCATCGCATTTTGCAAATAAGGGTTCATATATCCCTGAACGCCTTGCTGGTATCCTTCTGGAGAAAAACCCTGAGCGGTCCTTGAGGTGCCCGCCATAGCTGCTTGATATGCAGGTTGGGCGGCTCCCGCCATCTGATTGATATTGCCAATACCAGCCTGTTGCTGCTGATTTAATTGAGCTACAAACGCTGAAGGATCGGTGCTATATTGCTGAAATGGGCGACCAGCGACATCTTCTGCGCGTTTATTAACTGCATTATATCGAGCCAATACTTCGGGCGGTATTTGGACGCTTTGCGTAGTCGTGCCTGTTTTGCCACCCATCTTAATGCTCCGTCACATTCTCATGTCCAGTCTGGACATTATATAAGAAAAAAGCCCCAGCTGGCGGCCCGAAGCTATTCTCATAAAATTTAATTTTGGCCTCAGTTCGGTGATTCGAAAGAACGCCAATGATCAAGGGAAGGTTAAGATCATCCGCCACTTGCTTGGAAAAATCACACAAGGTCCGAGCGTGGCCTTTTGCATATTTTCCGCGCGTACGACGAAATTCAGGGGCGACAAAAATAGCCTTTTCCTCAAGCATCCAATCGTCAGAATACCACATTTGGGATAGCCGCAAAAGAACAGCTGCTTCTATTTTCTCTCCCGGCGCACCGATTATACCTACGAGCCCCTGCCAAAGATAAAGAGCGGGTTTGATCATGGCGAGCATTTTTTCAGGGTTAACGCCGCGAATGCCATTTTCTTCCCAAGCGCGAAGGGCAAGCTCAAGCATGGCTTCTTCGTCGGCTGGGGTTCCAAGGCGGATTTTTAATTCTTCCGACATTTTTAATCCTTTTTAGGGCCGGGGAGCTTTTTGAGCGTTTTGATTGTTTTGGCGCGGTATCCTTTGACGAAATGATCAAGGATTTCGTGCCCGTGGTCCATATCGCCATTACCTATTTTTTCGACATCTTCAGGAGAAATAACATATTCTCCGCCTGCGGCTACGATCTCAACAGGTGCCGTGCCACCAGAGGCTCTGGCCCCATATGGTTTTCCTTCCGCATATGGTTGACCAGATTCTTCATAAGGTTGTTCTGCCTCCTCAAAATAAGGTTTTGATGAGAACATTTTACGAGCGATTTTAAACCCCGCCATTGTATTGCCTTCGCCCATGGACGAAATAATATCGGCGGGGATTACATAAGATCCAGATGGCACATTCATAGGAAGATGGTCGGTGCGACCAGCGACGGGACTATGAATTGGGCCTGTGTGCAAACGCGGAGAAGATGCTACTTTTCTAGTTTCATTAACGTCTCCAACGCCAAAAAATGGCATCGGTTTAGTTGTAGTGACGGTTGTTGTTCCCATATTCATGCCGCCTTCCGCACGCGTTTTGCGTGCCGTTTGAAGGGCGGCTGCAATTGCTTGTTTTTGAGGGTGCCCAGCGTGGATCATTTCGGAGATATTTGAACTGATCGTTTTTTGGGAAGATCCTGATTTTAATGGCATAGCTTCCTCACGAATAAGCAACAGAAATAATTGCAGCTGTCCCTGTCACAACAACAAGACCAGATGAAAACGGAACTTGAATAGAATATGCTCCAAGCGTCGCCGTCGATGGCAAAGCGTAAATACGATTTCCTGTCAAATCCGAAGGGTTATTTGTGTCGTAAAAAAACGTTGTTGTTGAACCAGCATTGATCAAACAAACAGTAGCCAACCAGCCTGAGCCAATTTTTATTGTTTGCGTTGTTGCGGCAGCAATTTCTGTTGAATTATTTGTTCCAGCAAGAAATTTTATCGCATTTGAATTTTCGTTGATTGCGACAACGCCGTTTTTTTGCGTAGTAAGAATATCGTCAAGACTTGCAGGCATCAGAACCGTCCATCAAGTTGGTATCTATAACGAATAGCGCCAATCCTGAAAAAGTTATTCAGATTTGCCGTTGTTCCGTTTGATGTTGAAATGCCAATTGACAACAACCTATTTCTAATTCTTGTTGATATATATGTTGTCGACGGTGAAATTGAGTATGGACCATAAGTTGTAATTGGACCATCTGGGTAGTCTTGACCATAAAATGACAAATAAATTGTTTGGTTGGAGCTAGATTGCCCATCCGTTGTTTGCCATTTGAAATCAGGCCAAATTTGATCAATGAAGATAAGATTATCAGCTTCATTCAATTGCATATAACCAGTTTGGAATGATGAGACCATTGGAGATCCGTTGTTATCATACCCAATTTCATGCTGAACAAAATTGCCGCCCTGATCAACGCCAATTGGAAGCCCTAAAACAGATTGATCTGTCCAAGACAATCGAGAAAGAGAACCGTAGTCCCATTGGCCGATATTTGTATTGTATTTTACATAACGATCATTAATTGTACTTCCATAAGAAGGATAATACCACGTCACTTCGTTAAAAATACTATTTGTTGCACAGCGGATAAGATCAGTTTTGTCTGTATTTAAGTCTTGAAAAATATTATCCCAAACAGGACAAGGAATTGTTTTTGGTCCATCAGATGCAAGCATATTGAATGCTTTTGGTGACATCCAAAATACATTACCATTTAAAACGCCAGCGGCTTTTTTGCCTATCAACCCAACGCCATCAGCAATTTTATTAAAACCATACACATTTTGTCCGCCCACAAATTGCATGAGCCAAATAGCAAGATCTGTCCAAATAACTGCTTGGTGCGGCCCTTGAATAGCTCCTACAATTGAAGAGCCTTCTGGAATGCGATAAGAGCCAGCAAGGTTGGTTGTTGTCGGTGTCCAAGATGTCGCGTCTCCAGCATCGCTCCAACGAACAAGAAGCGGGTCAATCAAACCCGTTTCAGTTGAGCCATAAGCAACAACTTGCCGAGCTGGCATCGTTACAAATATTCCGTTGTTTGCAAGAGGAGCGGACGAAAGCAAAAAAGCGTTTTGCGTATCTTGGGATGGGGCCCAGTAATAAATTGGTCCGCCTTCTGGATTGCTAAGAAGCACTTCGCCAAAATTAGCAATCGTCCAATCATTTGATTTTATTGTTGGTGCAGAAGGATAAGGAATAAGAACACCTTGTCCATATCCGTTTTCTCCATAACCGCCATATCCATATCCATATGAAGTAAACGGAGAAGGTATGTTATAATAATAAATTGCATGAACATTATCATTGTTCATGGTAATTGTTGTTGTCGCAGGAGCAGCTGTTGATGCATTTATTTCGTATTTTGTTGTTGGTGATGATGCATTTAATGTAACAGTATAAGGACCATAAATTGTTATGGTGTTTGAACCAGAAGTGTAACTTGTCGGATAAACAAAAGTTACAATGTCGCCTGTTTGATAAGGATGATTTGGCTGAGTTACTGTTACGGTTGATGTACCAGAAGTTAAATCAAATGTAGGAAGATAAGAAACACCATAAGGACTTGGAGTAACTGTTACAATTTTTCCAATATCAATTGTAAAACAGCTATAATATAAATTTGATGTATATCCAGTAGCCGAGTACCCACCAGAAATTATTCTGTTTCCAATGCTAACAGGCGTTTGATAATTAACGCCAAAACCTGTTAAAATCTGATCAGGCAAATATGCAACAACCGCAGTTCCATTTGTTGTAAAATTTACAGCACTTCCGCCAACGGTAGTTGAAACTTGGAATGTTGTGTCTGTTAATTTTAAAACATAATATTTTGTGCCTTTGGATAGACCAGTAGGCATAGTTGTTGCATTAAATGTGACAACTGTATTTGTATCAGGAGCATAGCCCGCTGTTATTACGTCTGTTGTTGCATTACATGTAACGCTTTGTTTAAGAAACTCAGTATCTGTGACAATAATTTGCGATGAGTTATTTGTCGCAACGAATGTTGGAATATATGCTGTAATCGTTCCTGTTGATGCAGCTACGGTAGAAATTGGAGATCCAGATGAATCAACAAGAGTGAACGTGCGAGAAGTATAATTTGCGCTTGCTGCAAAATAAACTTCATACTCTGTGATAGGTGAAGGAAGTGTCGCCCCAGAACCTTTTTTAAAATAAACAGGAATATCGTCTGGAACGGGAAGGTTTGATGCTCCAGAAACTGTCACTGTTCCGCCAATAGCAATTGTAACGGTATAAGAAGTTCCGTTTAATGCTTCGTCGCCTTTGGCATTATCTGATCCATCTGATGGAGGCCATTGTTGTGGCGTTATGTCATCATATGTATATGCTGGGGGATCATTGGTAATATATGAAAGCTCAGAATAAGCTCCAATCGCAAGGCGTGAAACGCCATAAAGATCTTGCCAAGGATGAATTTCAGAAACATTTTGAACAGATCTGTTACCCCAACCGACCCATCCGCCTAGCTTTTGAGCGATGCCCATTCCATTTCTGTCAGCCATAAACCGTATATTTTCAGAATATGAAAAAGCAGCTTCATTCAAAACAGGCGTTTTGATCGTATCAATGCCGGGTATTAATTTCATCGTCGCATGAGGCATTTTGGATTACCTCGTTGGAGTTGCGACAATAGCAGGTGAATAAGGTGCCCAAGCAGAAGATTGAAATTTCTTTCTTGATTCTTCTGTGCGAGCGCCGTTCAAAAGGGCCTGATATTGACCTTCATATGTTTGAGCCATAGCGGGGTCGTCATTCACGCGACCAAAATTTCTTTGATAAGCAGAAATATAAATCATTGATGCCATGATGAAGAGATCAGGAAGATAAGTGCTAATAAATGTTGTTGTGTTGGTTGCCGAAAGGGGCGTTGATCGAATTGTTCCTGTCAAACGTACTTGATAAGCAACGCTTGGTGGCGGACCAATAATAATATTTTGACTGGTGCGACCCGCAGTTGTTGAATCTCCGCCATAAACAGCAAAAACTACAGGCACACCAGAAGGCATTCCAGTCGGAAAAACATTTTGGATATATTCTTTTGCCACGGGGAGCAAAGTTGTTGAAACACCAGAATTGATGATTTCAACGGTCTGAAGTGTGACAAAAGACGAAGTCGGGATCGTCAATGTATTATTATTGATCGTTAATGAATATGAAGTATTGCTTACTTGCGTTGATAAAAAGTCCAAATCACGCTGAATACGCAATTCGGCGTAATCAATCATAGAGGGAAGGATAATTTGGAAATTAGCGTCCGTTGACGGGACAACCGCCATTGTGGCGATTTGCTGGACGTAGGACGAATAAGTAAGAGACATAGTTTATCCTACCATCTTGAAAGCGGCTTCCTCAACTTCGGAGACGCGCCGCGACCAGCCTTTGCCAAAGGTAGCAAAAGTTGGTAAACTTTGCAAAAAATTAAGCCTCAGATCGCATATTTCCGTCGCAAGATCGCGAGGGTTTGCCTTTTCAATAGCATCCAAAGTGGCTGGACCGATGACTCCGTCCGCACTAACACCCACTGCTTGTTGTAAGAACTTCGCGGCACGGCCCACACCAGAATTTACGGCAAGGTCAAAACAAGCGTAATCTACCCCAGACGGAAGATCATCCCCACGGATTTTGTCCCAATAATTCTTTTTGTAAAGAGGGGCTACGTCCTGTGGGCCTAATGCCCGCATAGCCGCTTCGTCAACGGAATGGCCTACATACTCTTCCCATACCCGCTTTGTGACACCCAAATTGGTCATGCCGCCGGGGTCTTTGGGGTGGTTTACATAGCCACCCTCATGTTTCAAAACCAAGGCAAGGCATTGCTCAAAGTTGTCCTTCACAGCTTACTCCAAAGGTTTTGAGTTGTAGATCATCTGATCTTTCTTTTGAGAGCCAGAGGATGAGCCAAAATAAAATGCGATGATGCCGCCCCATGCAGTTTGGAGCGCACCAAGCAACAAGAGAAGCGCCTCATTCCCTGTCGTCGGTAAACCATAGACCAGCATGTAAAGAAGGATTGCAAAGAAACCGACTGTAACGGATACCGCCAAAGCGCGGGGTATCCAGTCCCGTGTTTCCTTTTGCATATCACGGGCAGAGGCTCGATCGCCTGCTGCGATGCGCTCAAGATCAATGTCCAAGGTCTTCATCTGGACGGCAAAGTCGGCATCAATCTTTTTGAGCGCCGCAAGCTGGTCGCCCGTAGGATTAGCGAGGACCGTGCGGATATCGTCTTCGGTTGCCGAATCATGACCGAACAAAGCGCCTGAGATCGCCTTCACAGCCATCCCCGCAACTGGCCCACCAAGAGCGGTCGCGATCGTGGGCGCTACGGAACCAATGAGAGGCCCAAACGTTTTAAGAAGATCCATCACTTCCTCCGTTTTGCCGCTAGCTTACGAGTGGGTTTCTTTGGCGCTTCTGGCTTATGCCCGTATGTCTTCCATAGTAATTGAGCCGCAACAAGAGCAAGACAAACATTCATTCCCGTATCTGGTATGATGCCTATTTTAGAGTAAGACATCCCAGCAATCGGGCCTTCAAGCCATGTGGCTATAATTGTAAAGGCTGATAGGAGCGCAAAAAAACCCACAAAATAAAGAGGTTTTTCATGGTATTTTGGTAGTTTATGAGACAGCATTGCAATCACAATCCCTACAAACAAAATTAAATCTGCAATAAATTGCAGAATGTAGAAAGTGTCATGATGATCATAAATAAAATTAGCCATCATTTTTTAACTCTTTTTTTAGTTTTTGTTTTAGGCTTTGTTTTTGAAACGCTCAATCTAGATTTTGTCTGTTGGGCAACTGTAAAGATATCTTTGCCCTCATTCATTTGAAAAAAGTTTGCAACAGCCGACATGGCAAACCATGCACAAAACCCGATGACAAATCCAGCCATCATTTGAAATTCCCAATCATTTGGTGAAATTTCAAAATATTTAAGAATAGGTCCAGAAAACACAACTCCCGCAAATGTGGATACAGATCCATGCATTGCTGCATCCCAAATACCTTTTGGCTTAATAAAAGCCATTAATGAAAATCCGCCTGACATACCTCCAACTCCGCTGAAGATTTTGGCTGACGCATAAACGATTGGTTCAGATGCCATTGTGATCACTCGTATAAAATATTCCAGTAGCCGTTTAGAAAGGTCGTTGAGTAAGATGGGTCAATTTGCAATTGAACCGCTGTCAAAGTTCCGCCCAAAGATAACCCGCCTGCAAAAAAACCAGCTTGCGGAGAGCTACCCATTTCCGTACCTTGAATTACCCAATAATCGCTTCCAACATTTGTAATTGTGCAAGAAAAACTCCCATTTCCTGATCCTGTACTTACTAAACAGCACCACAGCCCACCAGCTGAAAGAGAACTTTTATCTCCTGCTGTTGTGTTAAGATAACTATAATAGCTTGTTGCATAGGTTGGTGTTGCGCCATATCCCAAACGTATCCATAAATAAAATGAACTTCCATTTGGTGTTATACTCCAACCTGTGACAGTAATCCTTCTAACCCAAGAAGGAATACCTGTAAAAGAAGAAGATGTTCCACTTGTTAAACTTTTATATGTTTCTTGAACAAGAGTTACCCCACCTGCATCAGAAGTGATCAATCCATCATTGGCAATTTGAACGGTTGATTGAAGTGTGTTTGCTGTTGACCCAGATGTCGTCGACGCTGGCGCTGTCCAAAAATCAATAATGCCAGAACCGCCTGTGCCCGTGCCATTGCCAGCTTTCACCGTAAAATTTTGTCCTGTTATATTGGTTCCAGTCGTCGCAGGGACACGGATTGAATTGGCTGTCGTTGTTGCCGTTCCGTCTCCTGAACCAAAAATTGAATCACCAGAATTATTAATAACAAGACGAGTTACTGGAGTTGCTGTTCCATTTGGCGATGTAGCAAAATTAAGTGCGCCGGGCATATCTGCTGAAGTTCCCGGTGTGCCATCGACGGTCGCAATAATTGTTGCCGCTGTTTGAAATGATGAATCCCATCCATCAAAATAAATTGACCCAAGTTGATCACCAGATAAAACTGTTGTTGGTGTTGTTTCTGTCCCTCTTGATGAACGTAAACGAAAATCTGGACCATCCGTAGTGGATACATATTGTGTCAAATATGCTGATACTGCTGTATCGTTTGTCAAACTTAATAATACGCTGTTTGTTGTTGATGACCCGATAGTTAAATTATCAGAGACACTAAAAGTTTGCGCGCTTTGTGGTGCGTTGCGAATATTTGTTCCGTCTGAATAAATGAGCGCTGCTTTGCCATTTTGAATTGTAACGCCCGTACCAGATGCTGTTTTTATTGTGACGGTATATGTGCTTTGGTTCGCCGAAGAAATTGCATTTCGAACAACCCACATTCCGCCCAAAGGAAGGGGAGTTGTTCCAAACCCTGTATTCGGAATTGTTATTGTAATATTCCCAGTCAAGGGAACCGCACCGCCAGATGTCCCGCTTTGAATAACAAGCTGTTGTGCCGTATACCAAAAAACACCATTTGTGTCTGCGGCAGTCGCGCTCGTTAGCGCGGTTGTTCCTGAAGCTCCAACATAAACAATATAAGCAGAACCAAATGACTGATCAATGGACGTAAAATCGCTATTGAGCGTCAGGCCCCAACCTGTATCGCCAACATTTGGTTCTGTTATCTTTTTGTTATTTGTAATCGTAGCCATTATTTATCCGCCTTTGCTTCTATTAAACTTTAGCTTTGCCACGGGAGCGGTGGCGAAACCACTGGAGGATTTGTTTGATTAACAATTTGATTTTCAATATTTGTTTCATATTCAGAAACCTGTTTTTCACCCATTGCCGCTTGAACCCACCCAACAACTTGAGATTGCGTTAGATCGGCGTAAGGGGTAAATGGTTCGCCTGATGTATAGGGCTGAATATCAATGGTACCATAAATTGTTGCGCTATATGTGCCATCCGTACCATTCAAACGCCAAGATACGTTGAACACAACATCTGTTTGGCCATCTAATTGAGGATAGCAATTCATCTGTTCAATGACCCAATCGTATGTAATAGCCATGTTATGTTCCTTAAATTAACCCCAACCAGTTCCAGCTGGACCAAATGCTGCCGCACTTTGAGTGTCAAGTTGTTGCAAATTAAAATACAACACTCTTGGAGTTGTGGCTGTACCAGCCGATGTTAAGTTTGCACTCAAATTATATTGCGGAATAATTGTTCCTTGCGTTGTAATTTTCAAAATACCGCGCAACGTAATTGTATAAACACCAGAGGCAGTTGTGCTTGCTGCTGTCACAATATTGCTTGTACTGATATTAACCGCATTGAATGAGAAGTTTGCAGTTGCGCCACCTTCAGTTGGAGAGCTTAATGACATTCCGCTAAATGTTCCAACAGCATTTCCGGTGCCAAGAAGGTTAATTCTGGCTTGAGAGCTTGTTGTTGATACTGTACCTCTCGTAAATGTGCATGAAAGGTCTATAAAATATGTACCGACAGATAACGTGATTGTATCATTTGCTGATGGCAACAATACTTGCAACGTTGTTTCTGATGTTGCTGTCAAACTTGTGCCAACGCCAGACGTATAATTTGTAATTGGAATTGTGCCGCGCTTGAAGTTTGTATTTGTCGTGGCAGTCATAATTGTGCCGTCATATTCAACGACACCAGCTTCAGGAGTTGTCAGGTTTGTGCCTGAAGTAAATTTTAAAGGCGCACTATTTGCAGCTGCTGCGCCTGCCGCAATATGAAGTTCTGCAGTTGGCGAAGTCGTTCCAACCCCAACACTTCCATTAAAAAAATTTATTCCACCGTTTGAATATATAGCATAATTATTTGTTGCACCTGATGGCGTGGATATATAAATACCGTAGTTGTTTGAACTAGCTGCGGTTACGTTATCAACATAAATACCGTAAGCATTAGTAACTGTTTGGTTTGTGCCTTTTGCGTAAGTTAAAGCGGTGATACCAGTAACAGATGATGTTGTGTAAGCAGACGCACTGTCACCACCATTAAAGGCAACCATAAGACCACGTTGCGTTCCTGTTGCCGTAGTGGGGGCATCATACCTTAAACCGATACCATTGATTGTCGTAGAGGTTATAATACCAATATTGGTATTTGAATCCCCAATCTGGAAAATATCATTTACGTTTGAAGCATTTTGAGTGCCGATGTTTACTTGGCCTGTGCTAGCAATACGCATACATTCAATTAATGCACCAGTAGAATCTGCTGTATAAAACTGAAGTCTGCCTTGAACAATTCCTGTGCTTGGAGTTGCATCTGCCGAACTACGAATCAAAGAAGATTTAACAAATGATGTTCCATCTGTGCCGTTGAATTGAATTTGACCCAAAGCGTCACCAGAAGCTACTGCCGTATATGTTCCGATAGCGCCGCCTGATTTATTGAATGTATAATATGGGTTTGCGTTCCATCCATATTGACCTAAAGATGATGTATTAAGTGATATTCCATGAACTTGAATGCGTGGTGTAATTGCGGTTGATGATGCAACCGTGTCATAAGAAGTTGATGACCCAATTAAAAGGTTGCCAGACGTATTAATACGCATACGTTCAGACTGGCTGGCGGTCTTAAATATAATAGCATCAGTTGTGCCTGCACCAGTCGTGGACTGCAGCGTTAATGTGCTTGATGCAGCAATTCCGCCGCTAAGATTAGGCATAACGTTATTGGCTGTGCCATTAGCATAAAAACCATAGGTTGTGCCGCCACCTGTTGCGGTGTTTATTGCGGAATAGAAACCATATGATGTTTTACCTGCGCCAACTGCCGCAGTATCTTGCGCCCTAAATCCATAATTGGTTGTTGCGCTGATTAAATCATTTACAACATCAAATCCAAACTGGTTCGTCATTGAACCAGAAATTGTTCCTTCAGTTGCTCTGAAGTGCGTGTAATTTGTTGGAGTAGCACCAGATGCAATATTTGCTATTGATTGAATATTAAACGCCGATGATGTTACATCACTTTGAACTGTTCCAGTTGAATAAATACCATAAGCAGTTGTTGAGCCCGTTATATTTTTTGTAAGTTGCAAAGTTACTGCTGGATTGCCTGTTCCACCAATAGAAACGCCACCATCAGTGCGAATACGCATAGCTTCTGTGCTATTTGTGGCAAAAGCAATAATTCCGCTAGCACTTGATGCATTTATTGTGTGAGTATCGCCAGCGTTAGTCGTGGTAGACGAAGTAAACAAAAGTTGTCTACCAGTGCTAGATGTTCCTGCTCGGAGATATGTGCCAATTGAAGATTGATAAACATCCAAAATAGCAGCAGGCGCAGCAGTCCCAATCCCCACGTTACCGGAGGAGTCAATACGCATACGTTCAACAAGACCGCTTCCCGTTCCCGGATTAATTGGCGCTGTCCAAAATTCCAAATTCATACCGCCAGTCGTATCTGAAGACTGTGTTTGCGCGGCAGAAGCAATAATTGATGCGCCAAATTTTGGATTAGTTGTTGTAAAATCTGGATCAGTTGAACCGAATTTGATTGCTGGCGTATATTTTGATGTTGTGTTCATTCCACCCGCAAGCAATTCCAAACCTGCGCCTGAACCGTCAAAAGAAGTAGCACCCGCTCCTGTGTTTGCAATTCTTCCAATCGCTGTTGTTGATGAGCCACTTACATGAAGTAATGTCGCTGGAGAAGCAGTCCCAATCCCCACATTGCCTGACGTATTAATCGTCATCGCGGTCGTAGCGCCGTTATTTCCGACCTTGAACGAGATTGCATCAGATGTGCCGACACCGCTTGTTGATTGCAATGTAAGCGCAGATGACGCTGCAGTGCCGCCAATGATTGTTGCGGCAGTCAAAGACGTAAGAGTTGGTGTAGCTGAATAGGATGGGGCAACACCTACGCCGCCCGAAACAAGCACAGAACCTGTCGCGACATCCGCCAGTTTTGCAATCGTCGCTGCGCCTGAAGCGTAAAGAAGATCACCTGTCGTGTATGACGTTAAGCCCGTGCCGCCATTCCCGACTCCGAGCGTACCCGCAAGTGTCACCGCACCCGTTGTGGCGGATGAAGGTGTAAGACCCGTTGTGCCTGCGGAGAATGATGTAACACCCGCGCCAGACGGAATAGACGACGACCAAGTTGGCGCGCCGCCAGTAGTAGCAACGAGGATTTGTCCTGTCGTGCCTGCCGCAGTTGTTGCCATCGCTGATGTAGTTGATCCGTAGACCACACCGTATTGCGTCAAGGCAGTTGATTGACCTGTTCCACCATTTGTGACGGGAAGGGTTCCTGTCACGCCCGCCGTAAGGCTTATTTGTTGATAAGAAGGAGCCGCACCTGCTCCATTTGAAATAAGAGCGTAATTTGCTGTTCCTGCATTTAGTTTTGAAAGAGCGCTTGCGGTTGAAGCATAAAGTAAATCGCCAATAGTGTAGGTTGACTGACCCGTGCCGCCATAAGATGCGGCAATTGTTGATGCATTCCATGTACCCGCAGTAAGCGTTCCTACGCCTGTTATGCCAGTATATGAGCCGCTAATTCTTGCTGACGCAATTGTTCCAGAAGAAATTTGAGAAGCGGCGATGCTAATTGATACATCAGTTGCAGAAGTAATCTGCCCTTGAGCATTAACAATAATTTGAGGAACAGTTGCTGCGCCACCATATGTGGCTGCCGTAACGCCTGTATTTGCGATGCTAACAGTTCCAGAAACAGTAATCGGCCCACCAGTAAGACCAGTCCCTGTATTGACAGCTGTCACTGTTCCAGCGCCAGTGATTGTTGTCCAAGAAGGAGCTACGCCAGCGCCGTTTGTTGTTAGCAATTGTCCAGCTGTGCCGGGGGTTAATTGCGTCCAACCTGAAACGCCGCGATAAAAAAATGAACCGACTGTGTTGCCGAAAGCAACATCCATAACTGATGATAAAGAAACGCCTGATGGGGCGGCTGGTCCTGTTGATGAGTTACCGACAACATAGCCGCCAGAGATTGAAGCCAAGGAAATTGTACGATTGGCCGTAAGATCTCCGCCGCCTGACAAGCCTGTGCCCGCAGAAATTGTTATCGTGTTGCTTGCTGCGCCAATATTTGATGGGGTGATTGTAATATTGGATGCGCTTGTTATGCGGCCATATGAATCAACTGTAATTTGCGGCAAAACGGTTGTCGAGCCGTATGTTGATGCGGTGACACCTGTTGTTGTGAGTGCAATTGTGCCCGTTGTTGTGATTGGCCCACCCGTAAGACCCGCGCCTGTCGCGACAGATGTGACAGATCCTGTGCCGTATGACTGAGCCTTGACGAAGGCAGTCGTGGCAATTTTGGTTGAATTATCCAAAGATGTCGGCGTTGGAGCCGTTGGCGTGCCTGTAAAAGCAGGGGATGCCAAAGGCGCGGCCCCCATGGCTGATCGAGCTTGTGATGCCGTCAAATCTTGAGGGTTTGTTGAACCAGAAGTATTGTTGCCCTTGATGGTAAATGCCGCCATAGGGGCAAGATAAGTATTTGTCACGCCATCATTGTTAAGACCGATTGTACCAGTTGTCGTGATTGTGCCGCCAGATAAAGGCGCATCAGCCGTTATTGATGTTACGGTGCCGCCATTAGCATTAAGGTCGGCAATAGCTTGCGTGGTTGTGCGTGCTGAAATCCCGCCTTGAACAACGGCGACTTCTTCTGATCCGTTTAATGAAGTTACTGATGGGAGGTTTGTTGTAGTCGTATTTGCCATAAATCAAACCCCTGTTTGCGGTATTTGGGTATATCCATAAGGCAACCCAACCAAGGCCGTAACCATCAATGTCGTGCTTTGCAGCAATCCCCCAGCAGGTATAGCATTTGTTACCTCATAGGTGAAGGCTGTCGCTGTGGTTACTGTAATACTGTAAAAACCGTCTGCGGCATTATTTGTAAGCCCCTCAACGGCAATTTGGTCATTTGTTGAAAGCCCATGTGCCGCAGGGCATGTCACGGTAATAACCGTTGTACCATTTGCGGTGACTGAAAGCGGGTTTAAATTAACGCGATAAGCTGTTGTGCCATAAAGAGGCATAACAGCGTTTTGATCCAGCCCGACAGGAGGCCCGATTGGCTGGGTTGTCATGGGTTCGCCTGATTCGGTCGTTATGACGGTTGTGGAAGGGATTGGGATCCCCGTCACTGGGTCATAAACCGTTGCTGCGGATGTTGTCATATAATCTGTTTCGGCGGCTGCGTAATCCTGAACGCGCGGGTTCTGGATAGGCACGGGATCAGCAGGGAGCACAATCGCGCGCAACTGAGCTTGCGGCGTATCAAGGCAAGGATTGCAAACAAGAATGCGCTTGTTGATCAGGCCTGCGCCAGCATAGTCAAATTGCCATTGCAGGCGCTCATGGTTGTAAAGAAACCCGCACCGATCGCATATGCCAAATGCGCGGGGATTTCTTGATGATACTGACGCGCGGCCATGAGGTCTCAACGGAAGTATCCTTGGATCTGCGGCGAGATATATTGCTGCGCCGTTTCAACGTTTTGTTCTGCAGCTATAGCATAAGCCTCGTCAGCGAGTGGCTTCAATAGCATAGCTTTCTGCGGGTTCCAGATCAAAGCCAAACGTTGCGCCAAACCAAATGCTGCGGCTTCGAGCCAGAGATAGGGGATCTCGACGGTCTGCCCATTTGTGAACGCGCTGTCTTGGATTTGGCGCACACGGTAATATTTTAGCGTCTGCGCCGAAGTGCCGTCTGGAACGGGCCATAACGTAACAGACGGACCTGTAGAGCCAGTTGATCGAGCCGAGCTGATCAAACGATCAAACCAAAACACAGTTGGGAAGCCCTGCTGATCCTTGTTTGGATATGACGCATATTCTGTGCGCGACACAGGCATGATGATGCGATCAATCGGCTGCGATCCTGTGGTTGTTTCGCAATAGGCATCAAGCATGACAACAGTGTCTGCAGGCACCGAGTAAGTTGCCGTGCCTTGAACCAATGTAACCGTTTGCAAATCAACGGCCCAAAGATTAACGCCGCGGTTTGACCAGTTTGAGAGCATCATGTTCATCGCCATACGGGCGGATTCAAAATGCTCTTGAGCTAGTGCGGTGTTGCGAATTTCTGCAAGATTGAATGCATAAAGCGTCAATTCGCCGAGCGATGGATTGAAATTATATGTTGCGCTCGTTGCCATCAAATCACCTGATCTGTTGTGCGGTCATGATAATTGAAGGGATTGCTGGATTATTTACGCCTGCAACTGCCGCATCAACTCCAATATTAGCATTATCCGTCATAAAAATAAGCTCAACATATTGCAGAGCATTGACTTGAACGATGAAGTTCCAAGCTGCAACAACGTAAGGCGCGTTTGTCGGCACAGTTACTTTTGTGTCTGAATCGGCAATGTTTGTCCCGTCTAATCTGAACCAGATATTGACAGTATTACCAGCGCCGCCACCGCCATTATTATGTAGCTGACAAGAAAATTGGATGTTGTATACGCCAGCATTGGCAAACGTCATCCTGCTTTTTGTGCCGCTTGTTCCTGTCTCCATTGTAACGCCAGCCGAATAGGCTGTGTTTTCACAATAGAGCCTTAGCGGTGTATTTGCCCCATCTGATTGGCTTGTGCTTGAGTAAAAGGAGCCGTAATAGCCCTGATAAGAGCTAATTGCCCCACCGCCAGAGGATGGGTCAACAAGAGTAAGTCCTGATCCTGCGATCGTAAGGCCACTCATTTTGGCACCGAACTAGCTTGAACAAATGTTGCAGTGACAGAGCCAGAGCCGCTATTCAAAACAACTCTGCAAAATAGAGGAGCAAATTGATAGTTTGTTTGCTTTGAACCTGTAGCACCAACAACGTTTGTGTCAGCACAATTGATCCAAGTCATGCTACCCTCTGCGACAGGATTTGTCGGAGAGTTTGGGTCGTCCATGCTTTGCTGAAGCGTATAGTTTACCGTTCCAGAGACATTTAACTGAACGCCAACCTGCCCCGGTGCCCATTCATCAAAACGAACAAGGTTGCTGTATTTTACAACACTGGATGCATCAGAAACTGTGACAGTTATGGGTCGCATTACCAAACCTCATTAACGTTCGCCAGCTTGCTGAAAGTAAACTGTCATTGATCCTGTGCTAGCCGATACATTCAAACGCATACCGCGGCATGGGATTGTAAACGAGTTAGAAACGGCAGTTGAACCTGATGTTCCGCTAACCGTAAACCACGTTGCACTTCCTGCGCTAAACCCTTCAGCCGTGATGTCATCAAATGTGTATTCAATTTTGAAAGTCGCAGTGGCAGAAATTGTCGTGCCATAGCCAACATTGAATGGCGCTTGGAAGTTGTCACAAGCAAAGATCGGGCTCGTACCTGCGCCCGTAACTGTATATGAAATGTTCGGCATCGACATGATTATTTGCCTTTCTTGGCGCGTGCTGCGGCGGCGTTGTCGACCAAATTTGGATACGGTCGACCAGCTGCGCGTGCGCGTGCTTTAGCGGATTGCATCTGCTTGTGCGACAGATGCTTTGTGTGATGATCTTTGGGAAGATCTTTGTCCCAGAATGCCTTTTCCATCAGCAACCCCACTTGCGAAGAGCTTTATTGATTCGGCTATCAGGATCAGCAGCCTTTGCAGAACCTGTCATTTTGCGCTTCATGCCTGTCATTCTAGCACAGAAATTGTCGTGGCGCGGATTATCTTTATCTTTTGTCGGCGCTTTTAGATTGTGGCCTTCCGCGCGAGCAGATGCTCTGCCCTTTTCATTAAGCCCACCAGAAGGGGATTTGCCTTCTTTGCGTGTCCAAGCTGCAGTCATGGTTCACCCCCTATAATTGAGGAAGGGGGGCCGAAGCCCCCCGACCAGATCAGTTCATCTGCATGTTGCGGCCCTTTGGGGCCGTTCCAGCGTGAGCTGAAGAAAGCGGGTTCATATTTGAACCCGTGCGGCCACCCGACTTGCGTGGGGCACGGTCTGCACGATGTGCAGACTTATGGCCGTGCATTGCGGCGTGCTTTTTAGCTTTGCCACCATGCTTGCGCTCTTTAGCTTCCTTGACAACATTTGAACCTGCACCAGCATAAACTTCGCTAGGTGCCTTATCATCGGCGACTACGCCGCCCGTTTTACGACCCTTCATATCAGGCTCCTATTAAGTGTACTGGCCGTTGGTAAAGCCGTTGATTCCTTGCAAATATCTTACAATCAATTTGCCGACACCAGCGGTGCCTGCGCTTGATTTGACATAGATATTTACATCTTGTGTGTTGCTAGAATTATTCCAGTTTGCAATCAAAGATGTAACAGGGACTGTGTACATGCCTTGAACCAAACTCGCAGCAGCAATGGCGGAAGCAAGTTCATTGGACGTTGTTGACGTGCCAATTGAGAGCGTGCCACCTGACCACCCTGTAGTTACAGCAACACGAATATCAATGATCTGGCTTTGAGCTGGGATCACGATAGACGTTGCGGCTGCAGTTGAGGACTGCGTAATGCTAGCAACTTGCGCCATAACACAGAAGCCTACATTCTGGATTCCGCTATACCCGCCGACCCCGGCAAGATTGCCAGAGCCGTCAGAGTTGAGGACATTCCCTGCCAGAAGTGGGCCAGTGAATACTGAACTACCCATTTGAATATCCTTTCTGGAAATCGACGAAACGTTTCACAACATTCTTACGAAGTTGGGAACGAACCGTAGATACTTCTCCAATTATAATATCCAAACGAATAACGCTCGTAACCTTTTACAAGAAGATTGTCTGTCACGAAATCAACTTGCATATCTGTTTCGAAGCGAATGCGTTCCATATAGGACAAGCCATCAATGTTGGTCAGCAAGAACCATGCATACGAAGAGGTCAAGAAATCGTTGACCATGTAACCTTCGGGCAAGCCCCCGGCCGTGGTCAATATCGCGTTGACATCGTTGTCTGCAGTGCCCGGACGCAGTTCTGTCTTTGTAAGACGAATTGCAACAGGCTCAAGCTGCGGCGGAACAACAAGCTTGCGAGCGCGTGCAAACACTTTCAAGCCTGCTTGATCTTTGAAGTTCGTACGGACTGCGATCATCGCATTCAGCAAGGTTGCTTCGTTAAGATCAACATCAGTTGAAGGTTTGTTTGCAACAGTACCGCCGTCGATCGGATGGTTCGTAGCGCAGAGCGCAACGCCGTCACCGCCGATAGCAGCATTGTACGTCGTAGCTGTGTTGAGAATATTCGCGCCGTAGATTTCCTTGGTCTGTTGAAACGATTCAATAAGACCGAGGTTCGACGGAGCAAACTGGCTCTTGTAGAGGTTATCATCGATCGCCTTGCGGGTGATCGCGTAGCCGAGAGCAATTTCAGTATGCTCTTGGTTGTAAACAAAACGTTCGCCAGCATTGTTATCAAATGCAGTCTGACCACCTTCGGTCTTGAGCTGCGCGAGGCCGAGGTAGCGCATTTCTGCGGTACGTTCGAGAGCCATCTTTGAGTCATGCTTGGTGAAGATCTTGTCGTATTGCGACGGGATCATCTCATATTTGCCTTCGACACCGCGAAGACCGGGGAGGAGAAGATCCTTGATCTGTGAAAGATTAACAGCCATTGGTCTTTACTCCTCTTACGAAATACCAGTCGGGCCAGCGCCGTTACTGCGGAAGATTTCGTTGTTAAAGCCAACGATCACGTTGCAGTACTGAGAGGTGGGGTCGCCACCGTTTGCGCCAGATTGATACTGATAATCGACGATGATGAATGGGAAAGTAACCGTCGTGCCGACTGAAGAAAGATAAGCAGCCGACGTGCCCGTGCTTGTATTACCAGAGCCAATAGTGAACTGAGCGTATTGGCCTTGAACACCAGATGTCTGGGTTGCCAACGTGCCCGTAATCGGGAAGGAAGCACCAGAAGTCTGTACAAGGAAGCGAGCGTTCGGGTTGTCAATGACATAAGCCGTCACGTCACCCGTAGCATCCGATCCCGGCCAGTAGCGCGACCAGACGGTACGCTTCTGAGAGGTCGAAAGATAAGAGCAACCAACGAAGATGCCAGCAAGTGCCGTAGATCCTGCAGCCGCCTGCGTAATATATCCATTGGCAGTCGAGACAACAGGCATCACGGGATCACCCGTAAAAATTGGAGTCGTATTGGAAGATGCAATGCGACGGGTCGACTGTGCAAAAGTCGGAGCGCCGCCTGCGCCACCATAATACTCCAAGAAGCCGAAAGGCGCAGAAGTATTCGCCATGACGGTATTCTCCTTTCAGAGAGTTCCATCATCGCACAGCGGGGCGACTAAGAAACAGGGGATGGTTAAAATCTCCCACAGCGGGGGGAGATGAGCAATTGCGGATAGTATACTTAGTTTAAAAAAAAGAAAAGGGGGCCGAAGCCCCCATTTCAAGATCATTGTTCAGGGATTGAAGTATCATACGCCTTGGAGATTTTAGGGGCAATTTGAGCGTCTTCGCGAGATATAATGCCGCCTTTGCCTTTGGGATCCATTTGGCCTGCCTTGATATTTACTTGTTGGCGGGCCTTCATAAGTTCAATTCGGCGCATTTCGTCAGAGATTTCCTTTGGACGCTCCATAAGCACCTGACCGTCACGTTCAATCGCGCCCGTATAGCCCTTCTGCATCATTTCTGGATGCCGAGAGGCTGGTACTGGCTCCCAACCTGTGCGGATCAAGTTGTTCATATAAGCTGGGTCTTCCCACCCCATGACGGTTTTGCGTTTCCACTCATACTGCCACCCTTCTGGGGCGGTTGGGGCATAAAATTTATCAACGCCGTCATCAATATTGCCAAGATGGCCGCGAAGCTCTGCGGCGCGCTTGGCTGCGCGTGCGCGGGGGTCTTCAGAAGCCGCAGGCTCTGGCCGAACGGTTTCTTCGCGCATGGAAGGACGCTCAATAACCTCTTTTTGCGGTGTTTTTGCTTGTTGAATTTCACTTGCGGAACGCATGATTAACCTGCCATCTTTCCAGCCTTTATCAAGGCTTGTTTTTGAAGAGCGTATTCGCGATCGGTCATACCGAAAGCGGCTGCGTGTTCACGTTCTGCTGCCGTCAGGCGCACAACATTTTGCCTTGTGCCGCTATTATTAGGGACAGATCGTGATACGGGTGCCGCAGGAGGGGCTGATCTGCGTTGTGTTGGTGCTGACGCTTCTGACAAAACCGACTCCTCTTGTTGCGACTGTTGTTGTTGTTTATTGATGCCCAATCGGCCCTCAATATAATCAAAATACTCATGAGTATCGACTTCGATACCGTCATCTAAAGCATCTTGATGTGCGCGAAGAGCCCTATCAAGCTTTCTACTATCAGAAAGCAAATTTTTATGCTCTCTGAGCCATTTGGCTGACTCTGGAGTTGCCTGAGATGCCAATTTTTCAATTGGATCAGTGATTGCTTGTTGTTTAAGGGCAACTTCATATTGGTTTTTGCCAATAATAAGCTTATCCAGATCGCTATTAGCTCTTTGAATCTCAAGCATAATGTTAGCTTGGGAATCTGCATCACCCATAGCAATAGCATCTTTGAGATTTTGTTTTAAAATCTCCGAATTGCGCTTCACAGTCTCAATTGCATTGTCAATTAAACGCAAATTGCTATCGTTTTCGTTGTTTTTTGCAACTGCAGCCTGTTCTTGAGCTTCACGATATCGTTTTTCAGCAACTTCGCGAGCTTTTTTTTCTTCTTCAAGGCGAGCTTTTAATTCGCTTATTCCGTCTTCTATTGAAAGTTCAGGCTCTTTAACTTTAACCGAAGGTTCTGGAGCTTCTTCAATAATAAGATCGTCTTCTTTTTTCTCGGCCTCCAAAGGTTCAAGATCAAGCTCAAGTTCAATTTGCTCTGTTTTTTGAGTATTTTCCATGAGATTTCCTTACCAAATCATGTCTGGTTCTTTGATCCGCGCTTTAATCGACAGATCATCAAGAATGCGGCAAGATTTTCCATTTACAGAAAGGGCCCAGCCATCAGACGGACGAAAGACGACCCAATCGCCAACTTTGATTTGTTGCCCATTGAACCATTTTCCTGTCTCGTCAACAAAAGCCGATGGCCCTGTTTTAAGAACAAGGCCAACTTTGCCTTGATAATTGTCTTCATCAATTGTTTTATCGGTTAAGAGAATGCCGCTCGCTGTTTTTTGCGGACGGACATAAATACCGACAAGAACTTGCATATTGAAAAGTTCAATATCTTTAAGATTGCCAACTTTTGATTGGATTTCTTTAACTGGATCAATGGCATGAGCCATTTTCATTGGCGGCATTACAGGCTCCTTTCATCGCGATTAGCGATATCGGTGGCCTCATCCATCAACTCCAGCGCGAGAGCCAAGCCTTGAATGATGCCCACCTGCTTGAGATAATGGGCATGGTTTTCTGCAACACCAGATGCCAGAGCGTCTTTAAGCCGTTCATATTGCTCTTTTACCTTCTGTAAAAATATAGCGTGCGTTCGTTGTGTAGTCGTTAACATAGCATCCCTCAATGCTCCCTCTACCATGATGGGTGGGTCGGATGCTGGTAGAGGGATAGCACCCGACCCGTTCTGCGCCTATGACCGCAGAATTACTTTTTGCCGACGACTTTGCCAGCCTTGTGCCCGTAGGCCTTGATTTTTTCCAAGCGGCCAAGACCGCCGCCCGCTGCATGATCAATTACATGCGTTGTGCGACCACCCGTATTGCGGGGCTTGTGAGCTTGGATTTCCGTCTTCTCAAGGCGACCTTTGCCGCTGCCTGCGCCCGCATCCATGTCCTTATAAGAACGATAGGCGCGACCGCCTGACTTGCGCGGCATTGGTGCGCCCTGCGGAGGCATAGGAGGCATTGGAGGCATGCCGCCTTGCGGAGGCATTGGCATGCCCTGCGGGGGCATAGGAGGCGGAACAGGCATTGCTTTCGGCATAGGAACAGGCGCGTTTGGCATTCCCATTGGCTGCTGTTGGCCTTTGCCAGTTGCAATGACAATATTGATGTTTGTCTTGCCCTTGGTGCGACCGCCTTTTTTAAAGCCTGCTACACCTTGACCTTGTTGTTGCATTAATCTGCGACGAGAAGCATCAATTTGCTCTTGCTGCATCAAGTCTTGCAATGTGCGATCTAAAGCGCCAAAAGTTTGCGGTTCAGGTGCAACAGGCGTTGGTGCCTGCCTCATCATAGCATTACGACTTGCTTGCATATTTGTAGAAAGCCTGTCTTCTGGTGCCGTCATTTCCTGATAAGGATTGTAGGAAACAAAAGTTGGTTCCTGCCTCATCATAGCATTACGATATGCCATTTCGTTCGTAGCAGTTGTGTCTCGCGCTCCTACATCCGCATACGGATTATAACGAAGTTGCGCTTCACGATAAGCACGGTCTCCCATGACATCCTGCGTCTGACGATCACGCACACGCGATGCCTGATCTTCAGCAATGCGTTGAGCGCGCATTTGGGCTTCCATTTCCATCTGCTGTTGCGGATCACGCATACCAAACTGCGTTGACCCCGGCATTGGACCGCTTGCAGGCTTGTATGCAGGGGCTGTTGCAGACTTGCCAGAAGCTAATGCTGTAGCCGCTTTCTTAGCAGGCATATCGGCTTCTTTTGACGGCCCGCCAAAAAAGCTTTTATCGGTGCGATAATAATCGACGCGAGGGCCTTCGCCAAAATTGACGATGCGTGAGCCAATATTCTTTGGGTCTACGCCAAATTTTTTGGCAAAATCTTCCTTTGTAATGCCTGCAACAGCACCTTTTTCCTCAAGGCTTTTAATCATCTTGCTGTTGTCAAACATATCGGAAAACCAATTTCCGCCTTTTTCGTCTTCTGTTTTGCCGCCCTTTGCATGAGCATGACGACCGCCGACTGCACCGGGGATCTTGGTCAATGAATCGCCCGAGAACACGCCGCCGCCCGCATATTTCATCGTGCGACCGCCACCGCACATTTTGCATGTGCAGTCTTTGTGGTGCATGGCTTTGCCGCCCTCTTTTAATCCCTTCATGGATTTTTGCTTATCGTGCTTTTCATCAAGCTTCGACTTCTCCCACTTTTCCATGGAGATGCCATACTTCTTGGCAAGCAAACGATCTTGGGCCTCGTCCTTCTTAGAACCTTCCCAATTCTTTACCTTGCCGCCCTTCTTACGCGCATCAGGATAATCAGGTGATTTTGTTGGGTTGCCTTTCATCGAGCCATACTTGGCAAGATTAGTAACCTTTTCCTGATCGGCATCGCTATATTGAACGCCTTTGTAATCAGGCGATGGCGTTGTTGGACGATAACCTTCTTCGACGCCTGTGGACTTGCCGCCCCACTTTTTGTGGACCTTGCCGCCCTTCTTCATCATGCCTGCGGCTTTGCCCATGGCACGCGACTGATCCGAGATCGGATTGTCGCCAATCGGGCCGCCGCCAAACTTCTTGGCAACGCCACCTGTCTTGATAACGCCGCGGCCTTTAAGAACGTCAGCTTTTGTGACCTTTCCGTCGCCCGTCAAATCGGGGAACGCCTTGCCGCCCTTCTTGAACGCGCCGACGTGCTTTTTGCCTTCGCGCGCTTCATTCGCCATGCGAACGTCGCGATTGATCAGATTGTCAGGTGTCAGATACCGCTTTGAGCGATCCTCGGCCTCTGTGCCAATGCGTCCGCCAGATTTGCGCGGCTTACGATCAGCACGGGCTTTTGCAGCTACGCCATCAATTTTGCCAACTACTTTACCGCCCTTCTTGTACAAACGCTTTACAAGCGGACGAGCGCCTGTCTTCACGTCGGCATTAAGCGCCTCGGGCGGTGACCATGTGGACGAATCAACTTTTTGGCTTGGGTCGGATTTGGTAAGGCGCTCTGCCTTACTCTTCATTGCCGACCTTGCGGCTTTCGCGGCTTCTGACATTTGGTTTGCTCCATGGAGGGTTTAGAACGGGCGTCCCCGTTTTGCCACCATAATTGCTGAAGGGTCCAATGCGGGTGGCGGCGCACTGATTTTGGCGAGCGCATGCTCGACAATCGCGGGATTATGATAGGGAGCACGATATTTTGCAACGCCACCATGGGCATATTCTTCCCAGACATCTTGATAAGTACCGTCAGGCATAAGCTTCTTCACCAAGCGGCGGCGTGATCCTCCGCCTTGCGGTTGCTGCGGTTGGAAGTCAGGCATAG